TGTATTCCAAACAACTATCTTTACACTTAATACATTGATCATCAATATGGCTATCTTTATGACACCCACATAAACAAACATTTGATTTGTGTTTCATCATCATCTTCCTTTTTTCAAATTGATTTTTTTTGTCAATTCAATATATATCCACATGAACTCTAAGTTCTTCAGATTTAAATCTAACAAACTTACGTATTGATTGAATATATTTTCATATACAAAAACTCTCGAGTCATACGGTTAATCTAATCAACCTGCCAAAGCGTTATTTCTTGTGTATCAATATTAAACCCACCAATACGTATAGGTCCTTCAGTACACTCAATTAATTCCCCATTAAATACCTTATCAAAATATTGCTTAAAAGCTTTAGCAGTACCACACCCAATCTTAATAGGAATCTTCATATATTTCTTTTTCCATATTGGATGTTTCTTCCAATCAATACCATTTTTTTGATGAATCTTTAATCGTAACCAAGTTCTAAAATACATTTTATTCCTCCTTTTATTTAATTAAAATACACTCCAATGCATGATATATTTCTTTATTCCCATTTGAAGCGTCAAGCATCAATTCATATTGTATAAAATTTCTATCCTCCGTTCGTATTAAATTTGCTTTCCAAAATTCCTCATTGAAATCTATCAATTCAAATAATTCCTGCTGTCGATCAGATTCCATTCCAAAAGGCCATCCCATATAATATCTCTTCAAAATTGCAACCAAATCAGATTCAGTTTGTTCATTTATCATACAACTCAATTGTGCCAAATTTCCAAGATCAAAACCGTCATCACAACTCCAAGAAGTATAAATAACTTTATATTTCTTTTCTTGATTACTCATTTTATTTTTTCTTCTATTATTAATCAAAAAAGTTACCGTCTGGGTTATCTAATGGTTCATCATGTTCATATTCATATCTTTTATAACCATAAATACTATCATTATTATAACAATCATCACAAGCCACACAAGTGAAGATATTATATGCATCATATCTGCCCCAAGAAGATTGAGAAGGTTTATTATCCTCCTCTAATTGTTTTTTACAATACTTACAAATTATATCTGCCATTTCTTGTCTCCTTTGTTAATCAGTATATTTTAATTTTTTACCTTCATTCATCCAATAATATAAATTTGCATCCTGCCCATTGTGGCAATTTTTAAACTTGAGACCCGATTCACAAGGGCACAATTGGTTTCTACCTATCTTTGGGTAAACAGGTTTATCTCTAGTCCATCTGCCATTTCTTGTTTTTTTCCAAGCTGGGTCTATTAAACTCCAATTGCTTGTCCTTAAAAATTCAAGCAATCGTTCTTTAGAAGTCATAATGCCATCCTTTCCATATTTAACCCAACAACAGACATTATATCAACCCACGTATGATTACCATCAAATAAATTTTTAACAACCCATTTATAATTTTCATAAACATAAAATGTGAATACTTCCCCATCCCAAGTTATTGCTAAATATTGCATATTATCATAAGGATCATTCCATTCTATTTTTACAATTGTATCTTCTGGATATTTCATTATTTATTCTCCTTTATTCATATTGAGCAACATAATCCTCAGGTTGCTCATTAGGACTGTGTAACCCACCTGCAGGATCAAACCACCAACCTTGTTCTTCACAAAGACCACAAACATAATATCTTTCTAGGTCTTGACGATCTTCAGAGTTAACATTTCTAACCAATTTCTTTTCTTGACAAACTACACAACGAATATTTGCTTTCATTTTATTTTTCTTCCTTTTTTATTTTATTTTTTTTGTTGATTCAATATAATTCTACGTTAACTCTAACAATAACTTTTTGAAATTTTTTTCCCTTTACTTGTAATCCTATATACTCCATGTTTAATCTTTCTAATGAATCCTTCAACTTGTAAAACCGCAAACAATTGACTATAATTAGGTTCTCCAGGATACGTACCCTCAAAAAAGATACCGGGCTTTGATTCAATTTTCATTTCAGCTTGAACATGTTTCTTAATTGTTATTTTCCTTTCTTTCAGTTGTTTATTATAATAATCCAAATGCTCTTTCTGAGTCATCCAACGAGTTCCTTTTGTCAACCCTTCTCCCTTGTTACTTGTATTAAATTTATAAATCCCCCAAGCCAAATTATCAGGATCACTATTCATAGTATGTAACCTAACATCATTTGCTTTACCGGCCTCAGCCTTAAAACAATCTTTTGAACTATATATTATTACTTTTTCTTTAATATATCCAAGTCCTTTCATCAATTGTCTATGAATCTCTTTCATATTATTAAGATTCCTTGTATAATTAAATCTTTCGTTTTTAACTAAGATTCTATATTCAGTATCTTCATTCTCTACTAAATATTTTAAAATCCTACCCGCCATTGAATCTTCTTTACAACTTGGATGACGATTCCAACTAAGAATTGTATTTAATCTTTCTTGTGTCATTTCCTATCTCCTTTGTTTGTTAAACATTAGCAACTATATGCTGCCATTATTTGATTGTAATCTCCAAAGACCTCAAATCCTTGATGAATTATCCCATCTGCTTCTGAATCAAATTCTGGATCTTCATCTTGAAGGGCTGCCTCAATTAAATAAGTTTTCAGATCATAATCTCCTTCTGGAATCCTATCAAGAACTGCATCTAATTGTTCCAAAAGCAAATCTAATTTTAAACATTCACCTGAATTCCTCATTGATTTTCTTTCAACATCTTGAGGATCATCAACCAACTCAATTGGAGCATCATTTTTAATTTTACTTGGCGTAGTTTTTTGTTCATTTCTTAATTTTTCATTGAGCTTACCACTTCTCTTAATATCTGAGGGTTTCATCAGTGATACCTCCTATGATCGTTATCATAAATATAACCAAATTTGTCCTCAATTGCTTGTTCATCCTCATAGCCTCTTTTCGATAAATCTTGTTGAATGACTCCAAGCAAATCAAGATACTCATCTTGTATATCATCATAATCATCCCAATCTCCATCTTCACTCATTGTTTTCATCTCAACCCACAACATATAAACTTGCATATCAGACAGTTGACTTAAATTTTTCATTGCCCTTCTCCTTTCATTGTTTTCATCATTCTCCAAACTTCAATTCTATCAGCTCTACCTTCCAAATCTTTGTAAATTAGTTTCAGATCTTCTAATTTCATTGTTGTCATAGAATCATCCATAACATCAATTTTATATACCGCAAACATATAATCCGGTTCTCCAAATTCTGAACAACCTGGATGCGGATATCCTAGCTCTATTTCAAAAGCTACGATAAACTGTGTATGACCAATTTGTACCATTGTCTTATTCCTCCTTGTTTGTTACTAAATTGTATTCTGTATCTGCCCCATAATTGATTAAAGATTTCTCAAGAAACGGTGCTAAATTCTCCTCAGCCAATTCAATAGCCTCAGCATTGTTAATACCTGAGTATTCCATCTTAGTAATAACAAATTGATAGAACTGTTCCATTATAAACGGAAGTTCATCTTTAATAAACTTTTGACATTCTTTACTCGAAGTAAAAAACTTGTTATCTGGCAACATTGCTGAATACGAAACAAATCCGTATCTAACAGCTTGTTCCCAATTTTCAGAGATAACATATTTCTTTTGAACATTTTCCATTTTCTTCTTCCTTCTTTTGTTAATAAATTGTTATTTAATTCCTAGCTGCTTCAACAAACGATGCAATTGCTTCCCTAATATCCTTTTCTTGTTCTAATGTTTTCTTACTGGGTGGTTCTTTCTCAAATTGATATTTAATTCTTCTGAACTTTGTTTTCCTAAATCTTGCTGAACAATCTGAAAAACAATTCAAATATTCATTAGATACCATTTTGATAAATCCATTATAATTATTCCCTTCTCTAATCAACCTTTCAACTATCAAATACCATCTTTGACTTGAATAACCTTTTTCAATTCCCCATTTGATAAACAAATCTAAAACCTTTTCTTTATTGTTCATTTGTTGAAACAATTGTTCTATCCAAGGTCTTAATTCCCTTTCCTTGTCTCTCAATTCTAATTCTCTTTGTAACCTCCTTTCTTCTTCCTTCAATACAATATCCCTCTCATTGTATTCTTTCTTCTTTTGAATCTTTGTTTCATTGTTTGAAACTTGATTTCTCATGTCTGCTGGATTCATTGTTTGTTCCTTCCTTGTTTGTTGTTGAAATATAACTTTATTTGTATTGACTTCTTCATCAGTTTGTTAATTGTTTTATTTTTTAATTACAATATAATCCATTTTTATTTCAATGTCAATAGGGAAATGGTAAAAAGTTAAAATTTTTTTGTTGGTTATTTCATTCTACATTGCGAGCATCGCGGGGAAGGCCGGGAAAGTGTTATTTTCTAGGATAGGAGTAAAAAGTAATGAAGGCCTTATAGTTAGAGTAATTGAAAGCCATTTCATCCCACAAAGCTTTCTTTCTTTTAGGGATTGAAGGCATCCCATCTCTAAAAGTATGAGCCATACTTCTTAAATTTTCATCACAAAATTGTTCAGCAAAACTATAAGCAAGAAGCCATCTACAAGCCTCTATTAAACTTTTATGACCGTTTTCTTTAAATCCTTCCTTATATTTTTCATAATACTTCTCAAACAAAGGCCAAGATTTCTCAATATGTTCTGCTGTCATTTCAAACATTATGTACCTCCAAAGTAATATCTTATTGATGTCCCTACTCTATTATATTGTCTTGGTTCATCAACAAACCATAAAGTTGTTTGCTCAATATGAAACGTCTCAAAAAATGGCTTAACCGCAAAGTTATTTCCAATCATCACATGTACTCCCAAATACCAATCGAATGAAGTTTTTGATGCCTTTTCATACTTTGTTTTCTCTCCCCACATTGCCATCGGAATAAATTCTATATAGGTTCTTTCTTGACCTACTACAAATGAACTTAATAGTAAGAACAGAATAATTACTTTTTTCATATCAATTCTCCTTATCTTTAATTTTTCCCCAAATTGCTCCTATATTAATCGTATCTCCCACTCTCCAATTCTTATTTGAATATATTTTTATCATATCATCTTTTATAATAAAAAAATCTTCTTCAGTTTTTAAACTTGTTGTATATTCGTATCTATAAGTCTTATCATCAATATCAATATTCACAATAACTTTTCCGGTTATGAATATTTCCTCTCCAATAATCCATAAACCTCGATTGTTTAATCCAATCCACAATGACAAAAGCAACATTATATTAACCGCTAACATAATTGAATATTTCATATTATCCTCAACCAATTTCTTAATTTCTTTGAAAAATATTTCTTATCTATTTCTAAATAATCATAAATATCTTCTATTAATTTTAAACTATCGCCCAACTCAACAATTTCTAATAACTCAATCTGTTTGCCTACAAAAACTTCTTGATGAAAATCATCTATTCCTTCAATATAAACACCTGATAATCTACATTTAACTACAATAAATCTATAACCAAAATCTATAGGTATTTCTTTATAACCGTGAAAACCAGGCTTATAATCCATTCCATAATCGCTAAACCTATTTACTTCAATATTTTCAGCTTGATAAAATTTACCAAATTCATAGATAGTCTCGTGCCATTCCCCACTAAATTTTCTATCAATATTCACATGATACACTTTATAAACCATTCTAGATTCGAATGAAACTTTTTTCTTATTTGTTTTTAAGCACATAATTACCTCTTATATTAACTTTAAAGATGTTTCAGACCAAATTGTATTCATTTCCTTATTCTTAGTCGTATATGAATACCCAGAAAAATGAGATTCACTTATATAAGCTTTTTGAATCCAATCGCCATAATCAGTTCTGGGAAACCAAACTTTCAATATTTTTCCATCAAAACTCCACGGCAAACTACAAGAATCTATAGTATCTTCCAAAGTGCATAAACCATTCCAATCAAATTTCCCATTAGAATCAACCACCTGATATTCTCTATGTATTTCAGTTACCACACTCTCAATTAAACCACATAAATCTTTCGAATGAGAAACTGAATCACCAACTTTAAATAATGGTTGAGTCGGCATATCTTTCTGAAAATAAATAACTTTTAATTTATTCTTTTTACTCATTCATAACCCTTTCATACTCAAAATGATCTTCAATTTCTTTTTGAGAAACTCCGGCTATTTTCAGTGCAGTCAATAAAACTATTTTTGCTGAGCATTCGGAATCAATAACTTTAAGTGAAACCCCTTTCTTTGTTGGAAGCCATTCACCATCTTTTTCATAATGATTCCTAATATCCAATTTATTTCCATCCCCATTTTTAACTAAAGAAACTCTAACAATTAAATTACTAGACTTTCCAAAATCTTTCGAGTCAAGAACATCCCAAGGCATAATATCCTCCAGTGAAGTTAGATAAAATTTTGTTTATTTACAATACAAATATATCTCAGCAGTTAATCTGAAACTCAATTATATTTTCACAAGCTAAACACCTAAAATATAAAACGTATTCTTCATGAATACTATACGCCATATCATCTTTTACTCCAACTTCAACCTCTGCACACCCACATTCTGAACAGAATAAATCAAAATGCTCATTTAATTGCTTAATAAACTCTTTTGAGAGCTCATTTAAACTGTCATCCATTTAATACCTCTTTTTATATTTTGGCCTTTCCCCGCCGCGTTCGCGAGGAATGAGTTTATAGCCTTTCACAGTTTACAGGAATTTGTCCTAGTTTTATAGTACGTTCTAATGCTGTAACAGCTTCATCATTAGTCATATATTTAGTCTCTCTTGAATAAGGTCCACAATTATTGCATTCAAACCCTAAATAATATCCAGCATTAGATCTTAAAGTCTCAATATACAATACTGCTCCACAACCCGAACATACTGTCTGTGTATCTCCAACTGTTTCATTCATTATTATCCTTTATAAATACTTGGTAAATCATCTGGTTTATCAGAATTTATTACTCTTTCATATAATGCTTTCGAACTCTTTTCAAATACTTTATAAATATCTTTGGCGATAGGAAGGAAAACATCACAACTATCCTCATATATCTTTTCGGCTTTTCCAGGTCCATGTCTCCTTCTCACATTATAATTAAGTGCATCATCAATAGCAAAATCAATATCAATCTGCTCTTCATAACCTTGATTAGCTATCAAATCACTTGATATATGATCAAAAATTCTTGACAACTCTTTCTCATCAAAAACTTCTTTCAAAAAAGTTAACTTCTCCATAATTATTTCAGGTTCCATAACTATCCTCATTATAATGATTGAATATTCTTCATTGCATCAATTATTACTCTTTTTGAATTAACATCTAAAATACAACGATATCTTCCGTTTTTAATCTGATGTACCTTAATAAAACCATGTTCTACAGCAATTTTACCCCAAATCTTATATTCCTTTTCAGAAATTGAAAATCTATCTCCCAACACTAGACTAAAATGTCTATTTGTGAATAAACACCTTCTTGAAACATTCAATAATGCAAACGTATAAGGAAATCTTTTAATAAAGTTCTTTTGTTCTGATGAACGTTTCTTTTGCTTTGGAATATTTTCTTTCATAACAAACTCCAACATAAAGTACCTATTCCCACAATAATGCAGATAAAATAAAACACACACCAAAAATATTTTCTATTTCTTTGACGAATTCTATCAAAATCTTTTATCTTCATTATGTTCTCCTTCAATAAAATGAATACTCTCTAAGATCTTCGAGTATTTTTTCAATACAATTATATATAAAAATAATCGTGCTAACTCAATAAACTTTGGTTAATGTGATTCTTATCACCATTTAAACCCTTATGAATGTCCATATTCTTTCCAGCTTGGTGTCCTTGAATAAAACCATCTATTGCTTTAGAACCCTTCCTGATTGATTCTTTCATTTTAGGAAACTCATTTTTCATATAATTATCTAAAGCAGCAGTATTATGCTTTATTAAAGCCTGAATATCATTACTTTGTACTTGAGTCTTTTCCCATTCAGTTCTCAATTTATCTCTAATACCCATAGCCCCACCCATCAAAAACCCCCTTCTAAAAGCATTTTTCTTTTCAGGGCCATAATAGATTTTCCAAGCAAAGGTTCCTAAAATTCTTAATTTCGGAATTAATTGGTCTCCTAAATAAGAGACTATTTCAATATTCTCTTCACTGCCAATAAGTGCATATTCCTCAAGATCTTTTCTATGTCTGACTGTAAGAATAATAAAATCACACATATTGTAATTACACAAACCTCTATATAACTGACTTAACCACGACCCCTCATTACCTTTTATAACATCTTTAACCCAAATTTTCTTAATTATAAAAGGCGAAGTATCTTTTTCTACTTGAGAACGATCTAAATTATATTTTAATAAAATGGCTTGAGCTTTGGTAGCAGCATTTTCTGCCTCATGAAGTGACCCCATTTTTATTGCCCCCTCCTCAAAATCTAATAACTTTCGAAGTTTATCTCTAACATTATCTGGTAATTTCATTGTATCCCTATAAATAATTTTTATTTAGTTCAATACAAATATAACTCCTCATAACCTTAAAAACAGCCTGATAGCTATAAATTAGGTGGGGTAAAACCTAATCTACGGCCCGAAAAAAACCTCGCTATCAGGCCTAACCTACTTCAAAAAAATGTGTTGCCGTAACCAAAAGATGATCATAATCACCAGACATCATTTCTTTTCTTATTTCTTTCCATTCATCTTCTGTATATTTATTTCTAGCAGCTCTTTGACAAAGTCCTAATACTCTAAAAGCATTACCATCCTCACCAACCAATGTCACTTCAGGTTTATTTTCTAACGGTTGTAATTTTATATCTGTATTAAAATTAGTTTCATCCATTAGTATCTCCTTTTCTGATTCGCTGGAGTATACTTCTTAAATTTACCCTCTTTATGATGAGCTCCCTCTTTATGTTTTTTACCTCTTATTTTAAAACCACATTCTTTACATTTTTCTCTTTTCATTAAAATACCCTTTCTAATACTGTTGATAAGTAATTAAATCCCATATTGAAATTTGGATCTTTCTCTTTCAATTCTTTCAAATGTAACAGTAAACTATGAAAATATGCAACATCCACTCCAATTAACTGATCCTGTAAAACCTCTAAATCATTTAAATCTAATTCAGCAATCTGATAACCTATCTTTAACATATCTCCGGCATTAATATACCAACCCTTTTGCATAAATTTTCGAATCCTAAACATAGAAGCTAACGGATATTTGCTTCCTTTATAAATTAGTTGTTTATTGATTGTTGCTTCCAATGATTCTTTCGTTAAATGTAAATATCCTGTATTTGAAGTCCAATAATTCGTACAATGTATAAAATCAAAATTTTGATGGATCTCTTCTACATCACCCCAAAAACGAAGGATAATTTGAATTTTACCTGACAGTGAAATAGCATTGCTAGAACAGAATACAGGTTGATAAAGCTTTTTCCCATCTTCTTTTTCTAATTTACCAACCAATTCGTCAACATAATTCTCAATATCAACATTTTCCGGGTTAGCAATCGTTTCAAAATAAGCGTAACCTTCAGTCTCATCTGAACCAGCAATACCCGAAGACTTAACAACTAACCAAACCCTGTTTTTAGCTAATTCCAAATTAGCCCAATCTTGACCTTTTTCTCCAGGATAAAGATACTTATTAGGCCCAATACCTACGTAAACTTTTTCATTTGATTTAATTCTTTTAGCATAGTACTCCGCAACTTTAACAGTTGTTTCGAAATTCAGAAAGTATATATCATAGTCTGATGGCTTATCTCCTAATAATAAAGATGTGATTGCTCCTCCCGTAATAATCGAATTCTTTTTTGCTAATTCTTTAACCTCTTTATCTTCTATGCTTTCAAGCCACTCATTATGTTTCTTTCTAAGATTTGCTTTTATATTACGACTGTTCATTTACTCCTCCATGTCATTGTTATATTCTTCTTTTATTTCTTTCTCAATTTCTTTAACATCAACTCTAATATGATTTTCCTCTATTATATTCTCAATCGTATTAACAGTCAATTTTTCCCATATCTCTTCTCCAAAGTCTTTAAAATCATCGCTTTCTAAATCGAATAAATCAGAACGATGAGCAAATCTAAGTAAAGTTTCAAACAACTCTACTTCTGTAAAACACGTAGCAGGGTCTCTAACTAACATCAGGTTTTTCCTTTAATCATAATCGTTGTCCATTTCATATTTAATTTTATTACTATCTAAGAATAAAACTAATTGTCTTGCTCGTAATGCTTCTTCTTGAAGACCTGTTGAAAACTCTAAAAGAGTATCTATAGTGAAGTCTATATTAAAAGTTATAGCAAAGCCTTCTTCAACACCTAAATCATCTTTCATTTCTTCCATTTCACTTTTTAAAGACTCATCACCTTCTATACCCACAATATAATCTTCAAACTCATCATATTGTCTTTGAGTTAACTTAAAAGTAACTATTAATTCAGCATAATTTGGCATTTGCTTCTCCTAAAAATATTTTTATTGTAGATAAATATATCTCTTCTTCAAAACCCATAATGTATCCCAATTAGTAAATAAAAAAGAACACAAAAACTAGAACCTATTTGCCAAAGAAAAAATGTGAGAAAGAAGAATACATTATCGGTTTCATAAGGCTTAATCCACATATAAATAACACCAGATATCGGAATAAAGTATTTCCACATTAAAAGATTTTCCTTGCGTCAAGATCTTTCTTATATGCATGCAAACTATTAATAAATACTATTAATTCTCCAGCATCAACTTCTAACATTCTAGCAATAAATTCATTCAACCAAGCAGTCAAGATCATATCATTGATAAAATGTTCATAGAAATCACAAGATCTCATATGATAAAAGATATTTAGTTTATTTTCTCGATATAGCCAAGAATAATCAACTGAACAAGGGACTCTTTCTAAATTCTCAACTCCTGCTAAATCCTTATCCATTTGATAAATCTGTAAAACACACCTTCTTGAATAAAGATCTTTCTTTAAATTCTCAATAATTCGAGTCAAAGCATTCCATTCATAATAACGTTCATTATAAGTGTAATCCATAGTACCATCTTTATTAAGAAATTCTTCCCAAATATTTCTTCTTAGCATCCAGGCATCTCCAGGATTAATCTCACCAGAAGTATGTAATCGTTCTTGAAATTCTGCAATTGCCCATTCTTTATGAGTTTTCTTTGCATCTTTTGTATAAAGAAGATCATAAGCTTCTTCATTCTTAAATTCATCTAAAGGGTCTTTAATCAAAAACGAATGAGCCATCAACTCTTTAGTTGTGTTTCGTTCTTCACGTTCAGAAACATCAATATTTTGAAAAGACTTAATCTTTACAATATGCCCCATTTCACCCAGATTTCTCTGAGTTTCTTTAGTTGCTTCATATAAATTTTTATATATCCTCATTGATTCTAATCTCCTTTTTATTGAAGTGGGTCTGCCTCTTATGCATCACATGATTTATTAGAGTTAACGGCCGCTTATGCGCAAACCCACAAAATATTATATTTCAATCCTTAATCTAAATCTATCATTCATTTTAATTAATTTCTCTTCATTTATTAACTTACAAGAATAAGCTCCCATTATATAAATTCTTAATAATTCTTTCTTTAATTCTGTTTGTCCTCCAGAAATAATATCAAACATTTTTTGATTGTAGTCCTTGTATAAAATCGTTTCATAGAACATTGCTCGAACATCTTCCTCAGTTATTTCTGAAATACCATCAATGTCAGGAATTTCCCAAGCTTTTAACTCAAGATACACATCCCTGAAAAAAACTTCTTCTGTCATACGGGATACCCTGTTTCTAAATTAAATTGAATTTTCGAATAATGATTTTTTGTAGTTTCCATTCTAAGATCCGTAATCTTAAAAACCCCAAACTTTGATTGTGCCTCTCTTTTAAACAACAGATAAGCATTCCTTGGTGAAGATGAATCTTTATATTTTATTTCTCCATTAACCATAGCTTGATATCTTGTTTTCATAATGTAAAGCCTGGCAAAAATACCAGGCTTTAAATTCTCCTACCTACAATTAAGCAGAAGCTCCAGTTTTTGTCATTTGAAAGTGTTTTCCAGCTCCATCAATAAAAACACCAGCAACTGTTGCAATACCGGATTGATTGATTTTCCGATTGGCGGCTCTTAACCTTTCTCGCCCGGAATTTGTTCGATCCAAACCAAATAAAGTTAAAAGATCAGCAATCTTATGAGGCTTTCCATCCTCAAGAACCTTGCAATACTTTGTATATTGCTCTTCAGAAAGCTGTCTTTTAGAAACTTTTGGTTCCTTTACAGCTTCTTCTGCAGGTTTCAAATTAGTAACCGAAGGAGCTTCAACCTTAGCATCCTTAGGGTCTTTCAATTTTTGTTCAGTCACAATGACCTCCATTAAGTAGTTTATAAATTTTGTTAATTGACAAGACAAATATAATTCATCATAGCTTCCCTAACTGGCTATATAATATTTTCAATTTATTATATAACAATTCAATTTCTGATAAATCGATCTTATCTACAATAACATACTCTTCAACCACTAACGTATAAACAATAAATAAAATTTCTTGCCTTAACGGGTCTATTTCCTTCTTATAACGTATATTTAATCGATCCAAAATATTATCGACTTTAGACCAATCTGGGGGGTCAGACATCTCAAGTTCTTCTTTTATCTGAGAATCTAGATACTCGTATTCATCAGTTTTAAATCGTTGGCCTTTTCTTTTTATGTATCTCGCAGAGGATTTAAGATGTGTTTGCTTTATAAGTAAATCAACAAAAGAACTATTTTCATTGCCCATTCAAAACTCCCTAAATTTAAGTGAAATAGAAATCAACTAGAACTTCATAAAACCGGGGGAGGGGATCAACCTCCCCCCTGCGTGTTTTATGCCGGGAGTTTTATGCCGGGAGTTTGTATATTTTCTGTCTGGAATTTTCAATTGCAGTTCTAGTGCATCCCATATCTCTAGCAATGAAACGAATTCTTTTTTCATTAGCTGCAAACTGTGTTTCATCAGTACCAGTAAAAATCTCTGCTCTCATTACTCTAGCAGTCAAGCCTTCTGGAGTCTTAGTTAACAGATTTTTAATGTGTTCTTTAATTCTGTTATCTTCAGCAGCTTTCTCTGGTGATTTCGTTTTGGGCTTTAAGTTTTTTACCCTTTGTGCTTTAAGCTCTTCTTTTGAAAGCTTTGGTTTTTCTCCACTATCTTTAACTGTTGGTGCTGGTGCACTAGCAGCGTTTTTCAATTCGTCAACTGATTTGGCCATTTCTATAGCTCCTTCTTTAATAAAAAAATAAATGAATTAACAATTAAATATAAGACATCTTTAGAAATTCTATCGAATTAATATCACATAATTTATAAAAGATTCTTCAATTAATTGAAGAACCCTCTGATAAAGCTTGTTGAATTACTCCATATCGAATAACAAGATCATCATTCTCAATTTTATTTTGAGAACTAAAAATCACTTTACCATTTTGATTAACTAATTGATAGTTTAAAGCATTCTCAATTGAAACAGTTTCTCCAGTTTGATAATTAAAAAATGTTCCATACTTACTATGATTCATAGCTCTTATATCATCTTCATATGAATCAATGTTTAAATAAAATAACATATAATTATCAGAAACTGAAAGGACCTCTTCAATTGTATCTTTATCCAGAAACCCGATTATTTGCATACTGTTTTTTTCTCCAATATTTATACAATGAACGAATTGACAAAATAATCAAAATGAAGATAGTTGGGTATACAAAGACAACAAGAAACAAATAAAACATTATTGATAGTATTAGTATACTAAGTATATTCATTTAACCATTTTGTTGATTTTTATTTATTTTTCAAATATAATAAATCCTTTAACAGTAATTCTAAAATATTTTCCATCTTCTCATAAAGGGCAATTTGAGATTCATTTAATTGTTTTAAGCAAGGGAGACAAAAATTCTCCAAAGTATTCCAAACTGCTAACCTTTGTTTATTCTTTGCTAAAAGTCTATAATGTTCAGCAATTATTGATATTAAGAAAACAACAGCAGATTCATTGAAGCTGTCTTTATATTCTTCCAACCTAATCTGAAATTGCTGAGTATGGAGCTTAATCCATCTATAGTCTTTTTTCCTCATACCTATTCTATAATAAACCATAGTTTGTTCAAGTCTATGCAGTAACAAGTCTTGACGCTCAGAAACATACTCTTTTGATAAATGCCAAAGAATGGTTAAAATAACTAAAGCCCTTTTGTCATAATAGCTCATTTAGGTTGGTAATATCCTTTTTTGTGTATCTTTCCACTAGAAGGAAACTGGGCTTTTGGTTTCCTTTTTTCTATCCTTTTAGTTTCACATTCCTTTATTTGAATATTAGTATACTCATCCCCTTGGTTCTTTTGTGATTTTTTCTTCATAGCTAAGATCCTTCCGTATTAAATGAATTTTAAATCTTTCCCGTTTGTTTCTTAAATGTTTATCCATTTTCTTACCACTTTCACACATACAATAAGTACTACCACAATGCAAAGATGAATACTGTTTCATTCTGTTTAAATTATTAAAATGTATCCACCCCATTATGTTCCACAATTTCATTTTGTTAATCAGTTTTGCAAGTTCTTTTCTTTTAAATCTCATATATTATTCACAAGTTTCCTCTGTTAAATCTGGTCTCATTCTTTGAAAAACTGGAAATCTTAATGAGTGTGTTCCTTTCTTATTTGTTGTAACTTCTTGTGACTCAACATCAATAATAGTCCCAATTAGATCATCTTTTCTATTCCAAAAATCTTCCCTTTGAACTTCTTTATAACCTCCTCCAGCATTTCCAGTAATTTCTACTGTATTATCATTAAAAGTAGCAACTCCTATATAAGTAAATCCCCCTAACATATGCTCAATCTTTGTACCTGGATCTCCAGGATAATATCCAGTAATCCTAACTGAGTAAACATTTGAAGTATCACCTTTTTCTCTATTATAGTCTTGGATTTTATATTTCAGCCAAGCCTTCCCTCTTTTCGTTCCAGAACTATAAATGTAATATGATTTAGGATTCTTTAAAATTAACCCTTCATATCCTGCATTATAAAATCTCTCAAAAAAGTATTGAATATCGGTTCTATCATTAATAACATGATAAGGATGGATTTCTAAATGACCATTATGGGGATGCAATAGTAAATCCAAATAACGTTTTCTATCTTCTTGAATATGAGTACAGGTCTCATTAAGAAATTCTTCTGCATCTAACATATCCCAAATATGAAATATTGCATTATCACAATCAACGTCATATTTTCTTCTTGCAGAATTCATTATTCCAGTAAAATCTTCATCAATAATTTCCCCATCTAAGACATAAGGCTTTCCATCTTTTCCTGGACTCCCATTTACTGTTATATCACATTGCAATAATTCCTTTTCTATAAGCTTAAAATTATCATATTTAATTCCTGAACGAGCCATCATCTCAACTTTATTTTGTAAAGGATACACAAAAGCAAGGACTCTGACTCCGTCTATTTTTGGTTCTGCATACATAGGAAAATTGAGGTCTCGATTAAGGTTGACTTTTTTCCATCGTTCACATAAGCCTAACTTAAATTCAGGTATCAAATCTGGCCAAACCTTATTTATAGTTTGAGTTGAGACCCCAATTTTCAAATCTTTTTGTAAAATCTTTTCTAAATATGGTTGAAAACTTACAGGCAAAGTTTTATAAATTGAATGAACCCAATGTAAAGCATCATGACCAGTGATTTCTCTCTTAACTAACATATTCAAATCGGTAACTAAACTATTTATAGTATAAATCTCTCCATCATCTGTTCTAGATAAGAACTTGTTAAATGATGTATCAACTCTAGCAACATTAAATTTAATATAAGGATTATAAGCTAAGGTAAAAATTGTTTTTAATGCTTCATTATCTTTATGTTCTTCTAAAATAGAAATTTTAACATTCCTACCAGAATTCATTTCAAGATAGTCAAGTATTGCTGCTACTAAAACAAATTCATTTTCTTCCATTATAACTCCTATGGTTCTATTATCATAATTGGTTTATTTAATTTTCTTGCATATCGTATTGTAGCCCAAGTCCCGGATCTAATTTGCTCAACTATTTGTTTTGGGGTAGCAATTAAAACATCAGAATTATCTACAATATCATGATTCCTTTCTAGATATGATTTTTCTGGAAACATAAATCTATAATCATCACAAAATGCTCGTTTATCTTTAATGTTTGGTGGGTGAACCACCACATCAAAAAGACAATCTAGGACCATATCGTGAAATTCTTTATCGGCCCCAATGCAATCTCCGTGGTGACAATAAACATCATTAAATTTATGGTCTATTTGAAAGATATCTAAATTCTTTTTTACCTGTTCTTTTTGCCTACTAGTCATACCCAGTTGTGTGCCAGTAAACCCTATATGAAATTCTTTTTTATCCATAAGTATTTAGTTTTCCCATACAAATATAATAAAATTATTGATAATATACAAACTCATGACTTACAGAAAACCCTCTCTAATTTCTTAAAGAGGGTCTTAATAAAAAGAATTAAATTATTCAGTTGCAGCAGCTCTTGCAGCTTTTACTTCTGAAATCTCTTTTCTAGTTGCTTTTGCAAATTTTCCCATTTCAGACAAACTTCCACGACAACGCCGTGCTGATACTTTTTGTCCTTTATCAAAAAACTTAATGAGACTGGAACGAATTTGTTCAGCCATCTCATCGAATTGAGCAACTAATTCAACACCACGTGTGACATCTGCCATTAGGTATTCTCCTTATCTAAATTAACAAATAACCCATTAAATGAGTATGATTAACAACAAATATAAGTCTGCTTTAGATTTGCTAAGATTTTTTGTAACCCATATCCATTTTTAATCCCTACAACACCTAAACCTTTATTTTTTTTAGTTTTTATTAGTTATCGAATTATATACTGGTTAACTTGTTTATCTTGTTATATTATGTAAATACAATTATATATATACAAAGCACTCTTTGCGGAACTTCTATTAACAACATATTTTTATTTCTTGAATTATAATTGTATTTAGAATAGCTCCACGAGATTTCGATTAAGTGGATCTAACAAAATGATATTTGGGAGTGTCAATAGGAAGAATTGATGAGGTAAATCCCGGATTTGCGTGTGCTTCAAAGCATAAGTTTCAAGTGTTCGAGCAAACAAAATTTTAACCTTAACACTTAGAATACTCTTACTCTTGTAAAGAAGTCCCAATGCCTTCTCCTTTGGAGTCATCTTTTTCTATTGTTAAAAATAAATCAATTATCTTAGTTGGATCATTCTTGACATAAAGCATAATGCCTACAATCTCCGTACCTGTATTAAGAAATCCGCGACCTTCAATTTCTAAACTTTTAGTTCCAATTTCTTCTATAAGTTTTTCAATGTCTTCTTCTCTAGCCGTTATTTTAATACCCATTTCACTCCTTTTTTTGTTTTAACTTAAAAGTTATTATTTCAGATGAGATACCAGCACAAAAATCTTCAACTTCATTGATAGTTTCTTCATTGTTCAGATATTCAACGAACTTTGGGTCATCGATGAATTCTAAAAACTCGTTTAAAATTTTTTTTATATCGTCGATTCGTAACATAATAAAATCTGATTTGGTTAAAAGATTATTTATTTTACAACAATTATACTCAAAAAATAAAAACCCTATGAACTTTAAACAATTTACGTCTCTTTCAATTGAAAACTCAAAAGTACTTTTATATTTAACTCTTGTAGCACAGGGAATTTTTAAATTTAATTTAACCAAACTTAGGTCTAGCACTGATTTAAATAATAAAGAAATATTTAAGGTTTTTAAATACTTAGAAGATTTTAAAATTATTAGTTTTATCATTGACCCCGCTCAAGGCACTATTTTTTTACAAATATTTAATACAACAATCGATTTACTTTTATTTCACTGGACAATACCTACCCTTATAGATTTTAATTCTATAGTTTTTAGTAACAACCCAGAAATTATGCATTATGCAGTAAACCAGCTATATAGGAATCTTGGAAAATATGATGAGACAACAATGAGGCCTTTCTTTGATTCTGCTATTGCCATTGTTCCAATACCGATTCCTGATGAGACTAAAAAAGCAAGAGCCGATAAAAAAGAAAGATCAGATTATCGAAGACTTAGAGATGAAAAAGTTAAAAACATAGTTGACATTTTTTATACAAGACTTCAGAAAAATATTCCAATAGTCTTAACAGAAAAATTACGAAAAATAGAACTTATGAAATCAAAAGAGTTCATTGAGCAATATCCAGAATTTCCTACTGAATATATTGATGAGGGTATTCAATGGTTCTTAAACCACATTTTCTGGGGAAACATTATAACTAACATCTCTTTACTGACTAAGCATTTTCCAAAGTTCTTAGCACAAAAAGGTATTAAGAAAACTAAATCTAAAATTAAATTTGTATAGACATGAGAAAAGTATATAAAACTTGGAATATGAGATTCACAGAGAAAGCTTTAAATAGTTTAGACTATACAAAGATTAATTCTGAATCTCAATCATTAATTAAATCTTATATTAAACAGTTCCCATTCACAAGTCACTCATTCGGTTCTTTTACTGGGAATATTTATGTAGGAAATCTTCTTTTTAATCACATTGTTGATAATATTTTTCAGAAAGTTAAGACCAAGTGTTATAGGTTTACTAGTGTTTGGGATGAGGGTAGTGCAAATATTTCAAATGAAGATTTGGAAGTTTTATTAATCGATAATCTTCAATTTAGTTTAATGACGCCATATCAAAAACAACAGTTTGTTGAGGTTATGGACTCATTAATTCCTGTTACAAAAACAATTTTCTTAAATATTACTAGAGTAAAAGAATTAGATAATTTACCAGATGTAATACAAGATATGCTACAGTTTTCTAACTTTAATATTAGGATTCCTGAATGATATTATATGATAATCAATATGAACAATTGGCTATAGGTATGATGATTACCAATGAGTTAGCTACATTCAAAGGTGTTTCTGAACTTATTGATGAATGTTTCTTTGACCCCAACTATCGAATTGTTTTTGCCGCTTTATCTAATTTAGTAAATAAGCAGAAAAAGATCAATATTTATAATGTAAACACAGAATTAATTTCTATAGGACAAGTCTTAAGTTTAGATGATCTTATTTCAATTGAAGATAAATTTTATATTCCTGAAAAGTTTGACACAATCATTGATACACTTCTTGATAGAGCAAAGAAAAGGAAAGCATTAAATCAAATTAAAGTTATTGAACAAGAATTAGAAACTTCAACAACTGATTATGAAACTATTATAAAACCGATTGGTGATCTTTATAATATACACCAAGATAGTTCTCAAGAAATTATTACAGGCAAAAACTATATTGAGGTTAGAGAACGTCATGATGAACATAAAAGAACTAGAATTCCATTATATACAGGTTATCAAGAAATTGATGAGTCATTAACTTATAAACTTAGTACTGGAGAAATTAGTGTTATAGCTGCTAGACCTTCTAATGGGAAATCAGCATTCAAAACAAACCTTATTAGAAATATGTGTCGAAGAAAAATAGGTGTTGTGAGTTATGCTTTAGAACAGACAACTGAAGTTGAAACTGACAGAATGGAATCAATTGAATCTGGTATTTCTTTAATGGAAATTGCTAATTTAAATTTCTGGGAAAAAGCAGATCCAAGATGGGAAAAACTATTAAAAGCCCGTAATGAAATTGCATCGTGGAACTATATCTTATTAAAAGGCTTTAATAAATCTTTTTTTGAAATGCAAAGTGAGTTAAGATTTTTAAAAAGTCAGGGCATTAAGGTAGTTCTTTGGGATTTATTTGATAGAATGAAAGACATATCAAGTTCTATAGCAAATAAAGCACAGAATGTTACAAGAATCATGAATCTATTTTTAGGTTTAGCAGATGAATTAGATATGCACTTTTGTTTCTTAGTACAATTAAATAGAAAATCTGTTGATAAAAGCGGTAAGAAAACCTCAAATACAGAAGATAGAATGCCTAAATTACATGAATTAAAAGATTCAGGAGGTTATGAAGAAGTGTCAAGAGTAGTTTTTATATTAAACTACCCCAAACATTATGATACTAGTTTGGCCACTTCAACTTTAAGAGTTAAACTTGCTAAACAAAGTAATGGACCAACTCCTGAGTTTAAATTCAATATGAGTGAAGAAACACTAAAAATAACAGAGTCTGGATCTGAAGGTCGCGGATTAACAAAACCATCAAGCCCAAACTCAAGTTTGGGTGATTTGAAGCCTGCTAATGACGCTTAATGAAGAACTTATAGAATTTAGTTATAGATTTTTAGAACATCCTAAAGATAAAGAATTGATTTATTATTTTAATAAGATAAAAAGACTTTTAAAATTACAAACTTATAATGATCCGGCTGGAGTACTTCAGCCTTGTGATATAGAAAATCTTGCGTTAACAGGGTTTTGGAACGCTGTATTAAAATATGACGAAAATCGTTGGGGTAATATGATTAGTTGGTGCTATTATTTAGTAAAGCAAAATATCTTGAGAGAGCTGGGAAGAATTCAAAAATATGATAAACCAGCTTTAACTACTCTGACTGCTCCTGAATTAGAAATTGAAAATAGAGCAGAAACAGTTGACCCAGTTTTAGGTATTGTTGAAGTACCATTCGGGCAAAAGAGAGATATTCAAGTTTTTTGTTTAGATTTAGAAGAGAAAAGTTTAAAGGCTAGTTTAGCTTTCCAATTAAAACTTGCTTTTCCAAGAATGACTAGGAATTCTTTAGCAAAAATTTTGGGATTTAAACGAAGAAGCGGATTAGCAAAAGTAGTAAAAATAATAAGAGTTAGAGCAAAAATTGTTTTAGATGAAGAATTAGTTCAAAGGAGTTAATTATGGCCCTTGATTTAAAAATTCGAGTTAGCAATACATATTCACACTTAAGTTTAAATCCAGAAATATCGGCTAGAAAAGAAGCATTTATCAGAAAGTCTTTTCAAGAAATTTGTACTGGAACTTATGTTCATTTTTATGGAAAAATCCATAAAGAAGCAGTTACTAAGGAGATTCCTTTATATAGAGATTTTAAGATTCCTACTGGTTTACTATATTCTTTTACTAGTTATATTACTTCTGAGATAGAATATACAATTACAGACTTAAGAGAGCGACATAACAATTTGCCAATACCAGTTCATTTCCCTTATGGACTTGATGAAAAACAACAAGAAGCAATTAAGTTAAGTCTAGTTAGACGTAGGGGTTATATTAAGGCAGCCACAGGTGCAGGAAAGACCTCAATTATTGCAGCTTTAATAAGTTCTATTGGTGGGCCTAGTCTTATATTAGAAAGAGGAATAGATTTAGTAGAACAAATAGCTGATGATTTATCAACGTTTTTACAAGTTAAAGTTTCTAAAATTGTAGGAAGAGATTCATTAGTAAAGAATGGAACTGAAGACATTGTTGTAGCCTCTGTTGACACACTTTGGGCTAATATAGATATAATATTAGAAACAGGATGGCTTAATCAATTTCACAGTGTTTATGCAGATGAGGTTCATCATGCTACTTTTACAAAAGAAAAGGTAGAAAAAGAAGGTAATATAATTGTTAAAAGAATCCCACCAGGTGTTACTGGCTATTATAAAATTTTAATGTCTTGTGAGAACGCTTTTAATAGATTTGGAGTTACTGCAACAGATGAGGGTTCAGAACTTTATATTAATGCTGCATTTGGCAAAAAAATTATTGATATTGATGAAGATTTTTTAATTGGTATTGGAAGACTCAGTAAGCCCTATGTAATTTTATATAAACGAACAGTTCCTTATTATGAAGATCATCAAAAAGCAACGATTGAGAACATTTATTTAGCTGAAAATCGTAATAGAGTTTTAATTAAAGCAATGGAAACTCTTAGAGATATGGGTTACTCATCTTTATTTATGATAGATAGTAAAAAATATCAATTAGAGTTGATTAAAGAATGGACAGATTTTCCAATTCTTACAGGAAGTGTTAAAGGCAAAAAAAGAAAAGAAGTATATGATAAATTACGAAACAAAGAAGTTATGGGAGCTATATTAACAGTAGGTAAAGAAGGTTTAAATCTTCCAAATGTGGATTGTATAATTAGGGCTTCAGGGAGGAAATCTATTAGATTAGTTAAACAAGAAAAAGGGAGAGGCTCAAGAAAAACAGAAACTAAATCTAAGTATTTAGTTATTGATACTTTTGAGGACGATGGAGTACAAAAAACTAGAAAACGCGGTGGCGCTTGGAGATCTAAAGAAGGTCACTTAAGAAAACAATCAAAAAGCCGTTTAGCCATTTACCAGCAAACAAAATCTGCTGAGATCTTTATAGTAGAGAGTGAAGAAGAATTATTATCAACAATTAGGACTATATTTAATGAAAAATGATCAAAAAATTAGTCAAAGAACTTTAGAAGAGTATGGTATTGATAACCGTTTTCTTACAAGGATTGGATTGACTATTGCAAGTGATGGTGGAATACGACTTAAACAGTCGGTTAAAATTTATATTCCTAAACATGCGGTAGAACTTTATCAGACTATTGCTATTTATTTTAAACTTAGAGAAACTACAATCTCTAATTGGGTTAGAGGCATGCTTGAAAATGAGGCTAAAACCCTAATTAAATCAAAAGACCCTTTATTTCAAGAAGCATTAAACTTGCATAAAGAATTAAGAGAACATCAGTATTTAAAATTAATCGAGGAATCAGAAAAAAAGTAATATTATATTTAACAATTATTAAAGAATTAAAAAATGAAAATAGTAAAAAAAGAAGATTTAGCAAAATTATTATTAGATTATGAAACTCCCTTTGATGAGCGTAAATCTTTAGTAACTGGAGAATTCGAAATTGATTTACCAGATGATATTGAGGATGGAGAACCTTTTCTCAATTTTGTTTATGATGTTTATATGAGAACTATTGAGGAATATGAACTTCAAACTAAAGCTCTTTATAGAAAAGACAAACCAAAAGAAAGTAAGAAACATACTAAGAAGGGTTTTATTATAGATATAATCCAGAAAAGAAGTACTTTAACATTAGAAGAGCTTCATAGAATCGTTGATTCAGAATTTGATTACTCTAAAAATGGAAAGCATCCAAGAACCAGATGTAGAAAAGTTCTTCAACAATTAGTCGTCGAAAATAAAATTAATTTTAATGTAGAAGAACATATTATAGTATGGAAAGGTTAATATGATAGTTTTAATTGATGCTGCTAATTTAGCTTTCAGAGCTTATCATACTTTTGTAAGTTTTTCAAATTCTAAAGGATACCCAACCGGTATGGTTTACGGTTTCTTTTCAATTTTAAATTCTTATGCTAATCAGTTTGGTGGTAAAGTTGTTATTACTTGGGAAGGCGGAGATCTTTGGAGAAAAGATATTTATTCCGAGTATAAAGTTAGAAGAAAAGAATTAGACCCTGAAATTAAACAGGGATTTGAAGACCTTCAAAGGCTTTGTACTTTGTGTGGTTTGTTACAAGTTAGAAAAAAGAAATATGAAGCAGATGATCTTATGTCTTTTATTGTACGACGTATAGACCGCGATATTCGAATCATCTCAAACGATAAAGATTTGATACAGCTAATTGATACTCAAAAACAGGTTTTTCTTCTTCGTCCTTCAAAAGCAAAAGGATTAACTTTGTATAATGAAGAATCCGTAAAAGAAGAATTTAAAGTTGAAAAGTCTCAAATAGTTTCTTATCTCGCAATATGTGGAGACAAGTCAGACAACATTAAAGGAATCAGAGGGTTTGGTCCTGTTAAAACTTCTAATCTTATTAACAATAACTTCGATCCAATTGCAAAAATTAAAGAGATGTACCCAACTGAAGCTGAACGTATCGATTTAAATATCCAATTGGTTGACTTGTTAAATCCTAAAACTATGCTTAAAAACATATCTCCAAATGATATCATTTGGGAAGAAGCAGACCTATATGCTTTGAATGAAGAATTTAGAAATTTTGAGTTTAGAAACTATAATGCCAAAGACATTATATTGAATATGGCTAAGCCTGAAGAACAAAAATTAATTTATGATAAGTTGATTTATGAAATCGAATAAGTATCTTATAAAAAAGTATAACAATACAGACTTTATGTTTATGCAATATTGTCCCAATGGGAGAGCAAGGTTTACTACTAGTAAAAGAAGAGCAAAAAAATATGACTGTGAAGAAGCTATAAAAGAAACTCAAAAACTAAATGAATTAGAATATAATGTATTTTTGGAGAAAATAGATGTTAAAACTTAATATAGGATGTGGAATTCGACAGCGAAAAGGATTTACAAATGTAGATAAATATGTTACTAAAGTACTTATTAGACAACTTATAAAAAAAGGTAATTTACTTGCTTTAATAGAAAAAGGAAGTAAATATGTTCAAGCTGATTGGAGGGATTTACCTTTTGAAGATAATTCTGTTGATTACATTGAATCTATTGATACTATTGAACATTTTGGTTTTCGAGAAGTTAATACAGTGATAAAAGAAACAAAACGAGTAATGAAGCCAGGAAGTATGGCGAGAATCCAAACTATAGATTTTAATGCTTTGGTTGAGCGTTGGTATAAAGAAATCACTAAACCAAAGATTCCTCAATTAGAAGCTTATATGGATTTAATGGAGTCTATTTATGGTAACCAGAATAATGAAGGACAGTTTCATAAAATGCCTTGGACACCTGCTTATGCGCATCAATTATTTATAAAAGAGTACGAATTCTCAAGTATTAATATATTGATATTTCCAAGATTTTGTGGTAATGCACCACCGATGGAAACAGTTGATTGGGATTTTTCAAAAGTTTTTAGAAATCAAGCAATGATTATGGAGATAACAAAATGAACATTAAAGATTTTCCAAGTTACTATACAGAAGAACATCTTCCCAATATGTGGAATTATATTTTTCAGCGTCAAGAAGAATTAGCAAAGAAATATAATGTTATTGAAGGTAAACAGGGTCTTCGTTGGGTTATTGAATCACCTGTTGATTTAGACGATGCTAAAGGACAACTTCAATTAAAAGATTATGCTTGGCGAATTGTTGAAGAGGTTGGAGAATCCCTCGAGTCTTACTTTGTTACCTTAGATGAAGTAGTTCATGCTCAAGAAGAGTTAGCAGACGGATTACATTTTATAGTAGAATTAGCATTAGCAATTGGATTAAAGGCTTCTGATATTAAAGAGGTTTTTAAGTTAGAAGATTTTAATGAAGGACTTAAGCATGAACTATTTAAAATGTATACTGCAAATTTTATTATGCATCTTGGCTCGACTATAAATTGTTTAAAGTTAAAGCCTTGGAAACAAACTCATGAAAAAACAGATAAAGAAGTCTTTATCAAAAAATTTAAAATAACATTTAAACATTATATAGCTCTTATGTTGTGTATAATGGAACCTATTGATATTTTAAATCTTTATTTTAGTAAATCAGATGTCAATAAATTTAGGATTAGGAGTAATTACTAGTAATTATGGCACTCTTTTTTAATTCTAATAAAAAGATTCTTAGACAAATTTTTAATCCTCCAATTATAGTAGAAAAAGATGAGATTATACGTATTGAATATGAAGGGGATAAAATTATTTCAACAAAAGTAATAAAGGAGAAAGAAATGGCAACTTGTCAATTAGTTATATCAGTAAATGCTCAACACCTACAAAACAAAGAGATTAAGACAAACGGCACAAAGCTTTTTATTTGTAATGATGAGTATGTTCAAGCTAATGATTTTTTAACCCAAACAGAGCAATTGTTAACTGATATTTTAGCTTATTATTCGGAGCACAGTGAGTGGCCTACTGTTCAAATGCTTCCACATGAGAGTGTCAATGATAAAGAGTAATTATTTTCATACCATTTATCAAAAAACTTTAATGATGATGGAAGAAGAATCAATTCTTTTTGCTAAAATGAAAATGGTTGATCATTATACATTTACATTACTTGACCCAACACAATCTTTAGTAAATCTTAGAAAGAATTGGGCTTGGGCACTTCATGAAGGGATTAATAGATTATCATTTGATGATGGGGATATGCAAAATCCTGGAACAGCTTATTCGTACCGTCCAAATTGGAAAAGAAAACTTGAAAAGGAAGGGGAAAAATTTTGTTATTCGTATGGTCAAGAATATCAAAAACAGGTTTATCAAGTAATTCAAAAACTTAGAAGCAAGTCTGAAAGAGAGGCCATTATAGTTATGTGGCATGATTACTATACATTAAAAAGTATACATCAAATGATGCCCAGAAGACCTTGTACTTTAACACTTCATTTCTATTTCTTTGATGGGAAATTAAATTGTGCTTGTAATATGAGAACAGTTGATGTAATGAACATGTTACCTTATGATGTTTTCCATCATACTTTATTACAACGATACATAGCTTCAGTTTTAAAAGTGGATATTGGAGTATTTCACTTTACTGCATCATTTGCTTATTACCAAAAGAAACGGGATATCTCAGGTTCAGTAAAAAATACAATAGCAAAATTAAAAGAAAACTCTGTTCCTGACGCAGAAGAGGATTGGTTATTTACTGAAGATGATCGAAAAAAACTTATAAAGTTAACCAAACTAATTGATGATGAACATTCGAATCTTGAGAATAGATTTACTATAGACGGTTTATCTTTATATGGAGAACAATATGCAAAAGCATTGTTATATTTGTATAAATTAAAAATGTTAAAACTAAAACGCCCAGTTAAATTAAAAGAATTCGAGGTAATTTATAAATGATACCAAAAGAATTTTTAGGAGCAAACAGTACTCTTAAAAAACCTAAAAATTGGAAAGATGATCAATGTTCTGATCTTCCCGTTTTCCAAGTTAATGATCCAACTCTTAAAACTCTAATCCGTACTTCTTGTTGGGAAGTTACTCCTGAAGAGATGCAAGAGATTCAAAGAACTGGAGAAGTATGGTTAACAGTTGTTGGAGCTTCTCATCCTCCAGTATTATTACAAGGAATTAGTCCATTTAAAATAGAAGGTGTAATTGCGTCATGATTTATATATATGAAGGAGTCGATCTAGCTGGTAAATCTACACTAGCTGAACGGCAAAGTAAAATTTCAAATATTCCTATTATTAAAAAGAAACTTGAAGTATTTAAACACCATAAAAAGGGCTGGTTAGAAGGTCCAGAAGTAGAATTGATTACTCAAATGTTCTTTGAGTCTATATTTCCGCTTGGTGTTAAATATGACTTTATAATGGATAGAAGTTTATTATCATCTTTAGTTTATAGTAAATTCTTTCATCGAGAAGTTAAATTAGATTATATTTATGAATACCTTAAAGGAGAAAAAAGCAATTCTATTCATATTAATTACGTTCATTGTTCTGATAAAGTATTACAAGAACGATATCTTGATAGAAAAGAAATCCTTTTTAGATTTGAAGAACTTGTTACTATTCAAAATATATATCATCAAGTAGTTAAGACTTTAATTGACAGTGGAGTAGAGAATATAAAGGTAATAGCAAATGAATAATAAATTAACAGTTGCTGGGATTATTTCTGGAGTAGGAAATCTTTTAGGGTTTCAACAAGCAGGATTTAAGCCTTTATTTCTAAATGACAATAGAAACTTTATAAAAAAAGGAATTGATACTGTTATACGAAATATGCCTGGTTGCAAATATTCTCAAGATCTATTTGCATTTCAAGAAATGAATCCAACTGTTCTTATGTCTTCTCCATCTTGTGCTCAAGTTAGTTTATTAGGAATGAAACGTGAAGATAGAAAAAGTTTAAAAGAATTAAAACTAGAAGATTTTGAGTTTGCTCAAACATTAGAAATTATATTACAAAGAAAACCTGAGTTTTTCATTATTGAGTATTTAAAATCTATTTTAGATCATTTCAAAGTTACATATAAAGGTTTATATAGAGAAATAACTGATCAGTTTTTAGAGTTTCCTAAAGAATACAGAGTCCAAATATTAGAACTTAATGCAATGAGTTATGGTGTTCCCCAAAATAGAAGACGTTTATTTATCTTTTTCTCAAAAAAACAATATGATTTTGTTTATGTCCCTCCTCAAAAATTAACTTTAGAACTTAAAAAAGTTGGAGAAGTGATTGAGATGCTAAATCATGAAAGAGACAGAACTGTTTTACCTAATGACGAAATGCCAAGACATAATCCGACAAGGGTTGCTAGGTTTGATGAATTAGAACCAGGTGAGTCTTATTATGGGGGACAAAATAATAGGCGTCTTAAAATGGAACAATATTGTCCTGTTATCACAAGTCACTGTACTAGACATGTTCATCCAATAGAACCAAGAGTTTTAAACATTAGAGAATCAGCGACTTTTCAAGGGTTTCCATTAGATTTTCAATTTTATGGTGGAGACGCAACTAAACTTGACCAAATTGGTAAAACAGTTCCCCCTCCTGTAACTAAACATTTTGCTGAAGAAATAAAAGAAAGCATAGAAAGATATGAATCAAGAAATTCAAAAGATAATTAGAGATTTACCCGATTTTCATGACCCAGGAGGGCCGGCTAGGAGAACGTTTCCAAATAATTATTTTCAATTAGGACATAAGTATACTAAAGCATTTTCTTTAGAGCTTGGTATCAGATATAATATTTGGGATCTGCTTGATAAAGAACCTGAAGGTTTAGGGTTAAGTCCTAAAGATTTATTTATTTTACTATTACCAGACGTTATTCCTATTTATCAATGGGACAATGAACATAAACATTGGAATAAAATAGTAGAGGATATTCATGTTTAATCAAATAATGATAAGTAAAAGTGGAGCTGAGATTAGAAAATTAGCATCAAGAAAAAAGGCCCTTCTTCAGACATTAAGAGGGAAATTAGAAGAAGGAATCGATGATATTCAAACTAATGCTGCACTTGACCAATCCCAAAAAGAATCGATGATTAAGATAAATAGAGAAAAAATCGATTCTATTGATGGGTCAGTTATCCTTTGTGAAGTAATTGTTGAACATATTTTAGATGACAGTTCTTTTGAATTAAGTGTTTTAGAAATAAACTTCTTTATGAATCATACGGAGATAAAATATAAATGACCTATTATGGGAAAGAATTAATTTTAGATTTACATCATTGTAACCCACATCTTTTTAATCGAAAACAAATTAAAAATTTCTTTCAAGAAGTTTGTGTGGCCACAGATATGACTCCTGAGGATATACATTTTTGGGATGATTTTGATACGCCAGAAGAAGAAAAGCAAACTGATCCTAAAACTAAAGGAACATCAGCTATCCAGTTTATTTTACAAAGCAATATTACAATTCATACATTTGACATATTATCAACAGTCCACATTAATTTCTTTAGCTGTAAAGAATTTATTCACGAAAAAGTTGAAACAATAGCCATTAAAAGTTTTGAAGGTAAAATAGTTAATTCAATATTACTAACGAGGATATAGTATGAATGTAGTAATGATCATACCAACTGGAATCGGTTGTGAAGTAGGTGGTCATGCAGGAGATGCTTCTCCTTCCGCAAAACTAATAGCCGCAGGTTGTGATAATTTGATTATTCATCCAAATGTGGTTAATGCTTCTGATATTAATGAGATGACAGATAATATGTGGTATGTTGAGGGATCTATTTTAAATCGATTCTTACAAGGCCAAATTGCTTTAGAAGAAGTATATAGTAATAGGATTTTACTTGCAGTGAATGCACCTTTATTAAATCAAACTATAAACTCAGTAAATGCTGCAAAAAATACATTAGGAGTAGATGTTGAGGTTATGGAACTTCGAGATTTATTAACACTGAAAGGGATTAAAAAAGCAGATGGAAGAGCCACAGGCATTATGTCTGGTGAAGAAGAAGCAGTTTTGCAAATTTTAGAAGAAAACAGAATAAGTACTTTTGATGTTCTTGCTATTCAAACTATGATAACAGTTTCAGAACAAGTTGCAGAAGAATATTTAACAGGAGAAGGGGGAGTAAATCCTTGGGGAGGAGCAGAAGCAATCTGTAGTCAGTACTTTGCAAGAGAGTTTGGTATGCAATGTGCACATGCTCCAATTGAATCAGGAGTATTAGCAAAATTTAATGAGATTGTAGATCCTCGAATGGCTGCAGAAATAGTTTCAGTAAGTTATTTACATTGTATCTTAAAAGGCTTACATAGAGCTCCAAAAATTCTTTCGTATAATTCTATGTCTCAGAATACGCTTAGAGTAGATGATATTGATTTAATGATTAGTCCAGATGGTTGTTGGGATATACCTCATGATGCTTGTATGGATCAGGATATTCCAATCATTTTTGTTCGAGAGAATACAAGTATATATGAACCACACAAGAAAGCTCCTAGAACATGTTTTATTGTTGATAATTATGTAGAAGCTGCAGGTATGATTGCTGCACGGAAAGCAGGAGTTACTCAACAATCAGTAAGAAGACCTATAAAGGAAAAAACTCATGATTAAGATTGGTGGTTTATTTTGTGGTGCTGGTTTTCCTCTTCTTGCCGCTCAGTGGGCTGATCTTCATTTAGAGTGGGGAATTGAACCTCGACCTTATTTTAATATTAAAACATTTCGATATAACTTTAAAGGAGTTTTATACTCAAAAGAATTAAATGCTTTTTATTCTAATCCCGTTGACGTGATTTGGATGAGTCCCTCTTGTGGTGAATTTTCTTCAGCTACCCGAAGTGGAAAGAATGTAATCAGTATGCGAAATAAACTGTTTGAAGACTTTGAATATGTTAGAGCAGTTATGCAGGTTAAGAAAAGAAGACCAAAAATCTTTGTGTTAGAAAATTTACCAAGCGTTAAAAACTTTGTTCAATTTGAATCTACTCCAGCTGGGTTTGAGTTAAAGCATCAACTTACACATGAATCTATAGAACTTTATGATTTTTATATTGAAGAGCATACGATCACTCCAACAGAAGTAGATATTGCTCAAGTACGTGAACGCCTATTTACAATAGGTTCATTATATCCACATCAATTTATGTTAGACCCACCATTGGAGGATAAAAGAAATGAACTCTCAACTAGAGCTGTTTTCGAAGATCTCGACGACAGAAGAGAAAAAGGAGAAATTCTGTACAATGATAACAAGCCCAATCACTCTGACGAAAAAATTGAAAAAATGTCCAGGGTTCGGCCAGGCGAAGGGCTCTACGGGGGAATTAATAATAAACGACTGGACCCAGAAAAACCTTGTCCCGTCATTATGTCTTCCCAAACGAAGTATATCCATCCCTGGGAAGACAGGTTATATACCGCAAGAGAAGCTGCCTCTCTCATGGGGGTGCCTAGATCCTTTAGGTTTTTTGGAAGAGAAAACGCATGTTTCGACCAAATAGGGAAAGGGATTGTGCCTCAAGTTGGGGAATTTATTTTAAAGCAAATTAAAACCTATTTGGAACAACAGAACTAATGATGTATTATATTGTTATAATTAACAAATAATAGTCTGTATTAATGAATACCTATAACATACTAAAACAAGTTGATATTGTTGAAATTCTCTCTAATTACATTAAAATTAATGATACCTCAGATCCAGAAGACAATCGTGCATTATGCCCATTTCATGCAGATAAGAATCCAAGTCTTTCAATAAACACCATTAAACAGGTTTATTATTGCTTTGGGTGTAAAGCTGGAGGTAATGCTTTAACATTTGTAAAAGATATAGAAAATATTTCTAGTGATGAGGCTCTTCAGATTGTAGCCAATATTGCTGGTATAAAAACTGATATTGGAGATCTTGAGATATTAACTAAAGTATCAGAGTATTATGGGGGAAGACTAGAAGAAGTATCAAACTATATACAAGAAAGAAACCTTCAATTTGGGGTTGCTAGTTATTTAGAATTAGGATACTCCGGAGATGATGCTTTTGAATTAGAACACCAATTTCCAACCAATAAAGATAAATTAATTAAGTTTGGATTATTACAACAAAAATATAAAGATACTCCACAGGAATTGAGTTTTTCTACTTTTACAAATAGATTAATGTTTCCTATTAGAAATCATTTAGGAGTTGTAGGATTTGCAGGAAGAACTTTGGTTAATCACGATATTAAGTATATAAATTGTATTGATAACCAATACTTCAAACGTCGTACGACTCTCTATGGTCTCCATAAAGCAAAGGATAATATTCAATTATTGAATTTTGCAATTTTAGTTGAAGGGTTATTGGATGTTGGTAGGATGTGGGAATATAAACATTTTAACACAATAGCAAGTCTCGGAACAGGTATAACAGAAGAACAAATATCTCTATTAAAAAGATATACAAATAAAGTTAAATTACTTTACGATGGAGATGAGGCTGGGTATAAAGCAAGTATTAAAGCAACTTTACTTTTTATTGTTTATGGTTTTGAAGTTAAAACTTTCTTTTTCCAAAAAGATGAGGATCCAGATTCATATTTACTTAAACATAAATCTTTTGAAAATGTATCAATGATTCCAGGTGAAGAGGTTTTAAAAGCCCATATTAGTAAAGAGGATTTTATTAAAGCAACCCAAAAAAATCCTGACTTAGTTGATGATAAATACTTTAGACTATATAATTTGGAAAAAAGAAATGTAGTTAGTGAACCTATTAAGACATTAAAACCTAATAGAAAAATAGAATCTACACCAACATTTCATCTTACTTTATTAATTGATGCATTTCCAGAATTAGAAAAGCATCTTTCAAAATCGCATTTAGATGCAATCAGTAAAGCTCATGAAAATCCAAATATATCAAAACTAATCTTTCATAAAAATCCTTATCAATATGTTACACAACCTGAGGAAGTTTTAATTCAAATTCTTGAACAATGGAAAGAACCAAATGAAAAAGTTACCAAGACCTGAATATTATATGAAATTAGCAGAGTTAACTGCTTTGAGAGGTACATGCAATAGACTACATGTAGGTTGTGTTTTAGTAGATAGTAAAACAAAAAGAATAGCTGCAGTAGGTTATAATTCTTCTCACTCAAGAACGGCTCATTGTGATGTACACGGTTGTTTATTGTATGAAGGGCACTGTATTAGAACTCTTCATGCCGAACAAGCAGCAATTATTAATCTTGAACGCAAATATGATTCTTTAGATGCTTATATAACGCATGAACCTTGTGCAAATTGTTATAAGTTATTAACAGCAGCAAATGTAAAAATGATTAAATGTCTTCATGAGTATCCAAATCCTGCAAGGAAACTTCTTGTTAAAGTAATAAAAGTTCCTGTTACTTTAATGAAATTCGCAGATGTTAGAATGAAAAAATTAACTATAAAAGATTATGGAAATTAAATGGAAAAAAACTATAAACTAATTGAAACTTGGGATGAATTTATTCAACTAATTACCCAATGTAAAAGTTTTAAGAAACTTGCTTTTGATATTGAGACTTCAGGTTTACGATATCAGACTATGAAAAAAATTATAGTTAAAAAAAGACAAGGAGAAAAAGTTATTGAAGAAACTTGGGATAAAGATACTATAATTGGAATTTCTTTCTCAAGTGCAATAGGTACTGGTCAATATCTTCCACTTTACATCAAATTGAAACATTTTGATAATAGAAGAGAAAATTATTTAAAAGAATTAAATCAAGTTGAGAATCCATTGAACCTTTTAGATGACACAACCCTAGACGATTTTAGGTTTTGGTTTGGGTCTGGGAGGGAAAAAGAAGCTTATAATTTATTAAAAGATTTATTAGAAGATTCCTCAATTAAAAAAATTGCTCAAAATGGTAAATTTGATTGTCAGTTTTTAAAAGTTTGGTGGAACATTGATGTTCAAAACTTTTGGTGGGATACTATGTTAGCATCGCATACTTCTAATGAAAATACTTTTAATTCTTTAGACTTCTTATCAACTAGATATGAAGATTTATTTAATTATAAAAAGAGTGTTCATGATAGGCTTTCAAATGATCAAATTGAGGAAGAATCTTATGCTGATATCCCTCTTGATATTCTTGCTTTATATGGGGCTCAAGATGCTGATATCACATTTAGATTACAAGGTGACCAATTAAAAGACATGGAAGATGAAAGAGTTAAATTTCACATTAAAAATAATTATCCTGATTGCTGGGTTGAAAGTTTATCTCTTTTTCAAAATTTTTACATGCCATTATCTCATGCTTATCAAGAAACAGAAATAGCCGGAGTTTTATTTGATAAAGTTTTTGCTGATAAAACTGTTACACATTATACTAAGGTTATGGCAGAAATGCAAAATACAATTGATGATATTCTAAAAGTTTCAGGAATTGAAAAACTAGAAACAGGAAAAAATGATAGGTGGATTAATTTAAATAGCCCAAAACAGAAGAAACAACTATTTTTTGAGATTTTAGGTTGGAAACCAATTAAAGAGACACAAAAAATAAAATATGCTAGAAAATATAAAAAATGGGAAACTATCAAACCAGAAGATGCAAGTACAGACCAAGATAGTTTAAAGCAGATTTTAGAATCATTTTATGAACAAGACTCAAAAAAGATAAAAGATAGATCATTAGAAATTAAAATAATCGAATGTACTTTAGAATACTTAAAAAAGAATAAAATGATTAATACCTATTTAGTAGGTAAGAAAATTTTAAATAGAATGGATGCAAACGGATTTATTCATTTTAGTATGAAACTACATGGAACTGTTTCTGGAAGGCTTAGTTCTAGTCCTAATGTTCAGAATCTCCCTAAAAGAACTTTTGAAATCATAAGCCCAACTGGAAAAGTTATTGAGCCTTCTAATATTAGAGGAATTTTTACATCTCCACCTGGATATAAAGTATTTAGTGTAGATCTTTCTCAAGCAGAATTAAGAATTATGGCTGATTATGCTCAAGATTATGTAATGTTTGATTACATTAAAAATAAAATTGATACTCATTGGCGAGGATGTCAAAAAATATTTTACAATGATGATACTAGTTTAGTATATAATTCAAAAGATCCAGTAATGAAACGCTTTAGAAAATTAACAAAACTTTGTAACTTTGGTGGATTATACGGAGGAAGCGACAAAAAGAAAGTTCAATCAGTAAATGAAAAACTTGAACTAGGTGAACAAAAAATAAACATTGAGATTGCAAGCAAACATACTGATTGGTTTAATGGTGAATTTTTTAGGATTCATGAATACATTCATGAAATGAATCATCATATTAAAAGATACGGATGGATTGATAATAAATTTGGAAGAAGACGAAGGTTACCAGATTCACAATCGAATCGTAAATGGGTTGTTGCTGAAGCACAAAGGCAAGGTATAAATGCCCAAATTCAGGGTACTGCTAGTGATATTGCACAATGCGGTTTTATAAGAATACAAGAGTATTTTAAAAATAATAATTTCAAATCACGATTAATATTTACTGTCCATGATGAGTGCGTTGGGTATATTCATGAAAGTGAGATCGAAGAACTTACTCCTATTATACCAGAAATAATGGTAATTAAGGATACGAAATGGTTACCTCTAGATAAAATTAAAGTTCCTCTTGAGTCTGAAATTGAGATATTTAATAATCGTTGGGGTGATTAATGAGTAAAAGACGACTTATATTATAATTGTATTTAATTATTTAACCAAAAAAGGAGAATCTAATGATTCAACATATTCCAAGTAAGATGGAATCTTTTGATGAGTTGGAAAAAGCGATTGAAGCCTCTAATAGCAATTTTCTTTTTGAGAGAGTTCCTCTTCTTAGAAAACATTTTGCAATTACTCCAGAAGGTCAGCTTACAATTCAAGAAAAGCCATTTAAGATCACGAAAGGCGGAATAGAAAATCTTTGCTCAATGTTAAGAATTCCGGATCCTTTTGCCCATCGTATTCCAACTGAACTTTTTATTTACAATGTAAATAAACTTCTTATGGAAAAAGCGGATAACAGAGTTCAAGCATTTTTCTCAACAAATGGAGAAGGACCAATAATAGTTGATATAAATGAAAAAATGAATCTTCAAGTGATTCCAACTTCAAAAATATTAACTCGATTGCCAAAAAATAACAAGCATCAAATTATGTTTGAGAATCATCTTGTTAAGATTCAAACCACTGACTTAGAAGGTGGTATTATATCAGTAGAAGGACATGACCATTGTTCTGGACATACAATTCAACACTATCCTACTTGTAAATCAATGTCTCAAGCTTATCTTTCAATATTAACTTTAGTTTGTTCAAATGGAATGATTGCTCCTCGTCAATTTATGAGAGAAAAATTAAATATCAAATCTTCAAGTGATGCTGATCTTCTTGTTTCAAGATTTATTGAGCGGATTACTAAAATTTCTTTAAACCGTGAGTTACTTGAAGAACGTTTTAAACTTCTTAACGAGACAAATTTTCTTGTTGAAGACGTACAAAAATTATACCAAACAACAAGAAGAGCAGTTGGGAAAGAAGAAATTGGAAATGTATTGGGTGAAGAGATTGAAAGTATTTATACAGAAATAAAAGATAATGAACCAGAAGAATCTACTGAACTTAATAAATACAAAATTTATTATAATATGACTGATTATGCAACTAATATTACAAAATCAGTAAAACTAAGTAGAAAATTCCAAACATTAGCCGGGAAACTCTTGTTAACAGATGAAATATAATTTTGACAGAATAGATACTAGAAAAACTCATGTTATCTTTATTGATGCAATTCATAAATCAAGTGCATTCAATAGGAGAGTTATGGGTGTTCAATGGGGACATTCGAGTGAACAGTATTCTACTTTTACTACAAGAGTTGACTATGTTTTAACAGAAGCTGAACTTCAAATTTTAGCTTTAGTTAAAATTTTAGATCTAATAGAAGAATTTATAAAAACCCCAAACCCTAATCAGAGTTTTATTATCTTTTTTAAAGATGATGAAGCATTAGAGTTTCTTAGTCATGATAAGCTTCGTAGTATATTTATTGAAAAATTAGCAACTGATTGTCAGATTAAATTAGCTTTTTTTGAGAGACTTGGGCACGAAATAGAGCTTAGAAGCTCTCTTGCTTCTCATACATTAACTCATGCTTTAAAATTAGCATTGTATGAATATAAGTTAAGAAATGATTTTCAGAATGAAACATTGTATTTATCTAGCGTGTCTTCTAAAGTCTTTGATAATTTAGTTTTTGATGTGGTAGGAGAAAAACTTATTCAGTATATAAGTCCTACTGAATATGGAATTATTGCTGTTCCTAAAAGATTAATTACACCAGAAGACGAAGAAGAGATGAATAATCTTGTATTGAAAGTTTTTACAGTTAGTAGTTTTTCACAAAAAAATGAAAAGAAGTTTTCTGAGATTCGAAGAAGTTGTTTAGTTGTTAGAGATTCAGATTTAATGTTAATGGTTGCTCCATTATACGGAGGTGAAAGTATAGAAAATATTGAAGCAGTAATATATGCTACAGCAAAACATTTCAACATCCCAATTTTTATTCTGGATTCAGAAACTTTAACTTGGTTCACTAAAAGTAAAACTGATAAAAGAGATTTAGTTAAAGCAAAGCATTTACCTAAGTTTAAAACGTATCTAAATATTGGTCTCTACTGTAGTCCTAATTTAAGCGAAAAAACTTGGGAAACCTTCAAAAAAGTTTTTAAGAATTAAAGAAGTATTATATTTGTTATAACAATGAAAGATAAACTTGTTATAGGTACTTTAGGTAATGTTGAAGAAGAAATTATTCAAACAGATTTAAGTAGTTTATTTTCTAATGTTAATGTTGCTAAATTATTAATTCTAATTGCTGGAAAGAAATATGTAGTAGATCTTGAAAATTTACTTCAATTTTCAAAAGAAGTATCTGATATATCAGATAAACAATTAGACAACACATTAGAAAAAATTACTGCTTGGTTGTATACATTAATTTCTGCTAATATTTCTGTTAAGAAGATAAAGAAAAAAGAAGTTAGAGAAGTTGAAAATTGGAAAGCTAAAAAAATTAATGAGGTTAGGTCAATTGTTGCAGAACGAAACCCAAATGATACAAGGCTTTTTAGAGAAGTTTTATTAAATATTCATTACAAAGAGCAATATGATGTTTTTATTACTGAGATTGATAATTTAGATGAAATGATTGAGAAAATGGATAAGTTATACGAGATTTTAAAAATTAGAAATGAAAATTTAAGGACTATAATTAGGAATAGAAGAGAAATAAAAGGTGGTCATGGTAGAGAACAAGGGATTTAATGGGCTTTTTGCTCTTCAAAAAGCAGTAATAGATACCATAAAAGAACAAAGTACTTATGCTGTACCATTCTATCCTGTATTTTGGGGAACAGACCAAATATTTTATAGTTGTGCAAATTGTTATAGAGGTAAAACTTTAAAAAGTGGAGAAACCCCTTTTTATTGTGCTCAAGAAAGTCATATTAAACATTATATTATGACAAAAGCTAAAATAAATAGATGTATTAATTGTGAATTTTTTCAACAAAGATAAGGAGATCTTATGGCTAAGTTTGGAACTTCTCAATCACAACGAGAAGAATTAGACAGTACAGCACGGATTTTCGATGACGTTATTGAGCTTATAGTAGGTTCAAATGTTCATAGAATAATCCAAGGACCGCAGAAAACAAATATTGTTTTTTATCCTACAATTATAGAAACAGAAGAGGAAGGAGTTAAGAAAATAAAACCCGCTCATAGAGCTTTACAGTTCTTGGAAGTTCCTCAACTGGTTCACTCAATTCAGGCTGCAGAAAATGATATTCGTCAAAGATTGGGTGATAAGGGTGAAACAGGGTTTAAAATTCAAACCCGTTGGTGGTATTTAGCTATTAATACTTTAGATAAAACAGATGTTAAAGTTAAACCAGTTAGATATCCTAAATCTATTAAAGATGATATTACTGAAATGGAAACTAAATTAGATGTTAAAGACCCTACTTGCTTATTAAATGGTCATTATTTTCTTTATGATATTTTAATTGATAAAAAAGTTGACCCGAAAAAAGCAAAAAAATATGGAACATCATATAGTGCAACTGTTTATGGTAATAACCCATTCCAATCTCGAGTTCCAGCAAAATGGTTAAGAGAAGATGCCGGTAAAGTAATTGAATCTTGTGGTGGAATGGAAAAAATCTTTCCTCAAGAATTAATTCAAGCAATTGAAAATTGTGATATAGTTCTTGAAAAGATTTTAGAACCTATGAGTGAAGTTGAAGTTAAAGAACGCCTTCAAAAGTTTCCTATTAACTTATTAGGGAGAAGACCAAATACAGGTGCTTTTACTTATCCGCAAAGTCCAGACTTTAAAGAAATGATTGAGGCTTTAGGTTTACCCACCGTTTCTTTTGATGTAACTGACGAAGGTTCAAATGTTACTCAACCTACTTCTGGCCAATCTGGAGTAGAGCTTAAAAAACCAGAAGAAGCAGAATTACCAAATAAATCTCCTAAACCGGAAGAGGCTATTAAAGAATCAAAGCCTTCTGAAACTCTTAAAGAGATTGAAAAAGCAGAAACTATTAATTCCAGTGGGTTAAGTGGAATTAAACCATTAGGCGATGAAGCAGATTCACCAGGTAAGTTAACAAAACTTGGAGATTCAGGAGAGAAATGGTAATGAGTAATGAATTAACTGATCTACTTAAAAATTATCTACCCGGTACTCGAAATGCAAATGAAATTGCAGATGTAAATGTAGTTCAATTACCTCTTGAGAAACTAAATATTGATGTTTTAAAATGCGGTGGTATTCCAAGAGGTAGAACTATTGAGTTGTATGGCCCTCCTTCTTGTGGAAAAACTACCATAGCTATAAATATAGCTCAATGGTATATAAAACAAGGATTAAAAGTTCTTTGGGATGATCGAGAAGGCACATTCCCAGACGAAGCATATACTTCTGGTATTGGTTTAAATAGAGACCAACTAACAATGATGGATACAGGTTCTGGGAATGATGCTTTATATCAATTTGAAATGGTTGCAGCATTAAATTATGCAGATCTTTATATTGTTGATAGTTTAGCTATGTTGCATCCTGAAGGTGCTTCTATTGTTGGAGACACTGAAACTCAATCAATGCATGATAAATTAGCAAGAGCTAGTTTATTAACAGGATTTTTTCAACGGTTAAGAAGTGGATATCGGATTGGCAATCCTGGAACTTGTAAAAAAGATGGTACTTATAACAAAGGTGATTTAGTTAAATCAGATCGTATGTATTGGAAAGATGGAAAAGAAGACCATTATTGGCACAAGTTAACAGATAAAGATGTTACTTTAATTATGATTAATCATGAAAAAGTAAAACCTGGCGTAAGGTTCGGAAGTAAATCATCAACTCCTGGTGGAGACTCAATGAAATTCGATGCTTCAGTTAGGTTAAAAATTACTTATAAGAAAAAATCAAAAGAAAGGGTCGACGGATTACCGGCATCTAAATTAATCACTGTTAGAGCAGATAAAAATAAAGTAGGGCCTCCTTTTGGTGAAGCAGCATTTTTATTAATGAGAGATGGTCGGCTTATTGAATATGGAAAAAAGGTAAAAGGTATTCAAGATGATGACGATTTTGAAGAGGTAACAGCCAGTGATATGGAGGCATAATGAAAAAAGGTAAAAGGTATTTAAGTAATCCTTCTGGAAATATCCATACTAATGATATAATGGGTGTTCATAGACAACCGTGTCCAGATTGTGGAAACTTATTAATTTATAGTTCAGAAAAAATGAGAACTGATTACAGAGAAGATGGAACAGAAACTGGAACAACATTAGTTGTAACTTATAAAAAATGTCAATGTCAAAAGGAATTATGAAAATAATTAGTATAGATCTTAGTGTATCAACTGGAGTTGCATATTTTGACATAGGGGAACCAGAATTGTTAATTGATGTATTTGATTATACTAATAAGCGTGATACACCGTTATCGACTCAAAAGATTTTAAAGAAACCAAATGAGGAAATGGTAAAAAAGCCTAAAAAGAAAAGACAAATTCTTAAATATGATTCTTCAAATCATCCTTACGATTTTTTAGAGTTTACTCAAAAATATATTAATGGATTAATAGACGAAATTGTTAACCGAAAATGGAGTTTTGATAATGTAATTTTAGAACAGACCAATAAAGGCAGAGATCGTTGGAAACAAAAACAACTTGAATGGCTTCATTATAAATTATGTATGTTACTTGTAACATTTGAGGGTACTAAAGTATTTCAAAACAATTATGGGATTAAGTACATTGACACAATGGAGTGGAGAAAAATCCTTGGTATTAAGATGGATAGAGACCAAAGAAAATCAAATAAAATGATTCGGACACATAATTTGGAAGCAAAAGAAAACGTTGATATAAAAAGAATTCGTGGAATTGTTAATGCAAAGACTTTGGCTGTTGATTTTGCTAATGAAAGATTTGGTTTAAATATGATAAAGAAACACAACAATATTGCTGATGCTATTTGTGTCGGTTATGCTTGGTTAGTTAAAGAAGGACATATAGAAAGATGAGTAAAACTTATTATATAACATTTAAAGAAACAGGTTATTATGCTGCTTATAACCTTGGAGAAGGTAGTACTTGGAGCAGAACTTGTGGAAAAACAATTCATGTACATCCTATAAACTGGGTTAAAGCAGTTAGAAAAAGTCAACGAGAAACATCTTTAAAAGCAGCAAAATCAAATGATATTAGTAAGTTGATTCATACAGAGTTACTTTGGTGGAAAGAATTGACAGAAGAAGAGCTTAAGGAAATAAGATGAGAAGATTAATAGTAAATAATAAAGAAAGTTTTAAGATTCCTCAATACGAGTTTTTTAAAGGAGTTGAAATTGTTGAAAGTAAATATCTCCCCGATAATTGTTTTTTAGTATTTGAAGGTACTCAGTTTATGGATACAACAACATATGTTTTTAGATACATTGATGGTGAATTGAGGTATCATAAAGTTAATCCCGTATGGAGACCAATGACAGTGAGTTTAGAAGAATGATAAGTTTTTTCATAGGCGCTTGGCTTAGTATGAGTTCTTTACCAGGACAATCTGATACAACAAGCGTTGTACTAGTTGAGTGGTGGTATACATCTGATATAAATATTGCATCAGATATTACAAGATATTCAATTGTTGATAGTATTAAAGAATATAAGATCTACAGTGCTTATAGAGTTTATTTTGTTAGAGAAGGTATTCCTGTAACTACGTATTTATTTGGATTGATAATAGAAAAAATTCCACATAAAACTTTTCTTTATTGTGTTGTAGAAGATTATGAAACCGATTATTTTTATCATTGGGGTTTTTCACTAATTCCTGGAAAACCCACTAATGTAGGTATTAGAGAATGAAATATGCGTTTATAGCAGATATACACTTAGCTATCTCTGATTCGTTAAGTCCTTATGATACTAAAACAGGGTTTTCAATTAGAACATTAGATAAGTTTGAAGCAATTGAAAAAGCTCTTAAAACATCAATAGACGAAAAATGTGAAGCATTCTTTTTTATGGGTGATGTTTATGATAAATTAAATCCACCAGAAAGACTTAAAGAAGCATTTCTTAGAACTATAATGCCGTATTGTGATAAAATTAAAATTCATCTTATTCCAGGTAATCATGATGGAGCAGATTTTACTAACAATTATCTTTCTGAAACCGCAATATTTGAGTTTTTAGGTGAACAATCTCCATTTACTATTTATCATGAACCTGAGACTATATACTTAAATAATGGAAAAGATAAATTTTTAATGTGTCCTTGGATTGCTGATCATAAAATTATTGTTGAATTGATTAAAATGCAGGAAGAAGGAATTTATTTTATAGGACACTTAGAAGTGGCCGGAGCTTTAGCTAGTACTGAATATGTTTTAACAAAAGGCATTAATCCAAATACTTTTCAGAAATTCAAATATGTTTTCTTAGGTCACTATCATAGGTATCAAAGACCAGCACAAAACATTGTATATGTTGGCAGTCCCATAATTAAGGACTTTGGAGAAAAATTCGATGAAATTAAAGGATTTATAATTTATGACTCTAATACTAACGTTTTTGATAGATTTCCACTTGAAACTCGTCAAGCATATTCATACATCATATCAAAAGAAAATTTGGCTATTGTTGACCAACAACTTGCTCAAGAAACGCCTCCAAAGGGTTCGCTTATAGAACTTAATTTTGAAGGAACTAAAGAATGGATTAATGAATATGTTCCTGGAGTTATGGAAATCTTCAATGAATTTGAGCCTTTAAAGATTAAAAAAACTAAAACAGTCTTTAAAGAGGTAAATAAAGAGTACATAAAGATATTGGAACTTAATACAAGAATTGACAAGATTAAAGAGCTATCCAAAGATGAGACTCCTTATGTCACTGAGTTGGGTCTTAAATTATATCAAGAAGCAGAAAATGAATACTTAGAGGTAAAAGGATGATTGAAAGGAGCTTAGACCGTGTTGAAATCAGAGGATTTGGATTATTTCAAGATTATCAAGATGTTGATTTTAGAAAACTCCCCCAAGATGCAATCGTTGGCATTTTTGGAGATAACCAGGATGGAGAAGGTGGTTACGATTCTAATGCGTCGGGAAAAACAACTTTACTCAATTCTATATCCTGGGGACTCTTTGGACTCTTGCCTATTCAAGGTGAAAGTTCTAGAGCAATACATAAAGAACAGATTGTCAATCATCAAAGTAAGAAAGGATCTGTCACTCAAACATATTCAGTTGGAGAGCAACAGATCATTCTTGAAAATAGTATTACAGCTAAAGGAACTAAGCAAACAAAGCTTTATATTAACAACGAAGAATTTATAGCTAATACTGCTACACAGAAAAGAGAAAAATTTTATTCTTTAATGGGTATGGGTGGAAAAGATAAAAGTAATTTTATAGATTTTCTTAATCGTTGTTATTTTTCTGGAGATGTTACTAAATCATTTGCTTCAAAGAATTTTAGTAATAAAGATCGATTAGCAATTGTTGCTCAAGTTAAGCAAATGGGAGTCTTAGATTTAGCAGCAAAAAAATCAGAAGAAAAAGCTAAAGAACTAAATAAACGATTAAGTGAGATTCAATTCCAAATTCAAGATCGATACTCGAAAATAGATAAGGATTTTAATCTTGAGTTTGCTCAAAATAGTATTATCCATTTAAATACAGTAGTAACAGAAGAAGAAAATATTGCCAAGTTAATTTCTGAAGAATTATCAAAATATGATGATATTTTAAGAATTAAAAAAGAACTAGATGTTTTAGAGAAAGAATTAGTTCCAGTAACTAAAAAGATTGATGACCAAATTGTTGCTATAAAATCTTATTGTGAGAAATTAAATGACTCTCAGGATCTCGGTTCTTCTTTGGCAATAACATTAGATAAGTTAAATCCTAATGATGAAGCATATATAGCCGAATCTAATATAATTTCTTCTAGGATTGATAATGCTGAAGTTTCTAAAACTCGATTATCTGATAAACTTACAAAATTCAGAGTTGAGACAAAACAAAGTCAAAACCTTATTAAGAAATTTACATTTGGTGATTATTTAGAATGTCCAAAATGTAAAACTGAATTGTTACATGATAAAGATGGATTACATCTTATAGAACATATTACTGAAGTTATTGAAAAGCAAACAAAAATTATAGATGGTAACATCATAAAATGCGGCGGAATTACAATAGAGATCAATGGGATAGGCGAAGTTCTTTTTGGTTTACGAGCAAAGCAAAGAGAATTTATTCAAAGAGAAACTAAAATTAGGGCTTTAAAAGAACGCATTAAAGATGGAGAGACAATATATAAGACTTTATATGAGAAAGCAAAAGATTACGTTGTAAATAATGAAGAGCATGATGTTTTTGAACCAGAACCTAGATATCTTAAATATGAAAATTATGCTGAATATGAAACAAAGCAAGTTAAGATTGGAAAAAAGATAATTGAACTTCAGGCCATAAAAGAACCAGAATATACAATTAAAGATTTAGAACTCGTTAATAAGAAGATTAAGAATTTAAGTTTAGATATTCAAAATCTTGAGAACCGGGTTGAGCTTCATACAAAATATGAAAAAGAAATTGCTACACTTTCAGAAGAAAAAGCAGAAAAATCGAAAGCATACTTAAATTATAATTACTGGTTTAATGGTTTTAAACAGTTAAAAAATATAGAGTTGGTTGAGACAGAACCAGAACTTGAAAACTCAGTAAATAAAATTCTTGCTGAGTTAGGAACTGGCATCACAGTTCAATTTGACGTGAATGTTGAAGAAGGTGGACTTGCTATTAACTTAATAGAAGAATCAGGAAATGAATTAGTGCTTGAATTATTTTCTACAGGACAAGCTAATAGAATAGGACTTGCAGCAGGGCTTGCATTGGGAAATTTAGCTTCAGACTCTAATACTCAATATGGATTTACACTCTGGGATGAAGTATTAGACGGTTTAGATAATACAGGTCAGGATATGTTTTTTGATATTCTCAAGAAGTTACCAGGATTAAAACTTGTAATTTCTCATGATAAAAAGTTACAAAACTTATTTGAGCATAAAATATTTATTTCGAGGAAAAATCATTCCTCAATAATAAGAATGGAGTCATAGAAATGACAGAAATTAAACCCCTTCCCGAAGAAGAAATCCAAATGGATGAGATTAAACCTCTTGATGATGAGATTAAACCTCTTGATGATGAGATTAAACCTCTTGATGATGAAGATGATTTAACTAAGCATACAAAGACTGGGACATTGATTTATACTGATAAACTTTTTGATGCAGTATTAAATGTAATCAAAACAGATAATATGGCATTAAGAAATGGTATCTTATCTCAACAATATGGAGATGGAATGAAATTAGTTTTTTATCAAGGCAATCCATCAAATGTTTTAGGTTATATTGAGTGTAAAAATAAACCAAATGAACCAGATGAACCGGATGAACTTTATCATGATATTAGAATATTTAGCTCTATTCTTAGAAAAATCTTTATAAAAAATAAATTAACTAATGAATTCTTTAAGGATTTAATATAATGGCAGGATTAAAATATGCACCGGTAACTAAACCTAATAGTTCTAGAGGTTGGCGAAATACAGTAGCTATAGAAACAATAATTGAACTTTTAAAAGAAGTATTTCCTGAATTTGAAAATACTTTAAATAGAATTTTAAAAGAAAAGTATGATAAAATTGAATTAGTTGATTCTTCAATTAAAATTACTTATTATTCTGAAGGAAAGGCTGAAGTCATCAATGCATAATAAAATTATTTTTAACCAACAACTTAGATTTAAACGTCTTCATGACGATGTACAACAAGCTATTTTAAATCCAAATATAGAATATTTAATGAATGGAGATCTATTACGGGCTCTTCAGAAACTACATCCAGAAAAAATTAAAAGTGTTGAGCCTATGAGTTGGGTTTCACCAATCCCCTATAAAAACGCTAAAAATATTTTATTTTACAGACCCGGAGGTATTGGGGATTTACTCTTTATAATGCCATATCTAAAAGGTATTAAAGAAATAAATCCGGAAGTTAAAATTACTTTTGCATCGATGAACCAGAACCACGCGATATTAAGAATATGTCAATATATTGATTGTATACTCGAAGATCCTATGGAATATTCTAAAGTTGTCGGGAAATTTGATAAAATTGTTCTTTTTGATAATTTGATTGAAAACAACCCTGAAGGTGAAAGAATTAATGCCTATGATATACCGGCTAGGTTCTTTGAAGATATAAAAAAAGGCCCAATGGAATCTATGATTATCCCTACTAAACCTGAGCGTATTGGTGGAAGATTTCATGTAATGCTGAGTTATAATAGTTCAAGTCAAATTAGAGACGTAAGTCCGGCACTTTATTTTGAATTCCTTAAAGCATTAAACCCAAAAATATTTAGAGTTACCGTAGTTTCTACTGTAAACCAACAACAAAATGTTAGTGAACTAATAAAGAATGTTCGTATTTTTAATAAGGATATTGAAATTATCGGATATGCTCACGGTTCACTAGAAGCAGTTCTTAATTTTATTTTAGTTGATGATCCACCACATATTGGAATAGGATCAGATTCAGGTTTTGTTAATGTTTGGGGTTATCATGGAATTCCTGTTATTGGTTTGTTTGGTCCATTTGATAGTCATTTAAGATTAAAATATTATAAACATGCTATTGGAATTGATCCAATTACAAATTGTATGTTTAAGAAAAATGAGAATGGAAGTTGTTTTTTACATAAAGTAGGATGTTGTGATTTAGCCGATTATAAAGATGAAATTTTTTCACCTTGTATTCATTTAATTAAAGTAAATGATATGCTAGAGGCAGTGAAGTTTTTGTTGGAAAAAGTATATAAATAATTAAATGAGATGGTGAATATCTTCTATAAGAGATAATTATTTGTTATCTGTAAGTAAAAACTACTATAAGCATAATCGATTAAGCCTCCTTTGTCTAGCAGAGGAGGCATTTTTTTAAAATTTTAAGAGGCGTGAGATCCCTCTTAAACCCTCCTCAACACCCTGAGGAGCTGCATAATCGCCCCAATCAGTTTTCAGATGCTGGTTGGGGTTTTTTAATAGGTATCGTGAGATCTTAGAAGAAGTGATTGAGTAAATGTTTTTAAATTAAAAGAATGATCCATAATATAACAATCCATATAGTATCCCCAAGATTTGGGTAAAAGTTTCTTACTTACAATTCGTACAGTAAACAATTTTTTCTCAGAAGTATTTAATAACTTAACAAGAGGAACCATTGTTGAGTATCCACCTTTATCTATCGTTTGAATAAAATCTGTAATATTAAAAGCCAACTTTGGTTTAGATTTTTCATGCAAGTAAGTTCTAGCCATAAATTCATGTAAAGTAGGTTGAATAAATCTAATCTCATCTAAGTCTTTTGAAATTTTACCATATCGTTCAATCGAATCAACATCAACTACAGTAATAATAGCTCTAGAATCCTGTTGAAGTTCTAATCCTGCACAATCTATTTGAATTTTATCATCCCCTCTAAAATTCATCCAAAAAGACCCAGAACTTCCAGGTGCAAACCCCAAAAATACTTTACTTCCTCCGACCTCAATTAAATCATTATATTGTGATGCCCAATACGCTCGCAAAATTTCGTTTTCTTTTACTGAATCTTGATAAATACCTGAAGGCATTAGTGGACTACCTTGATAAGACTGAAATTCTATTCTTGGAGAAGAGGAATCATGACCGTTGTCTTCAAGTACTTTCGTAACTATATATTCATGAGGATAATTTCCTAGTCTAATTATAGTCCCAACACTTACATTTCTAATACTCCTAATATCAACAGCTCTTGTGTCTCCACTAACCCAAGTAATTAACCCTCCTTTATCATTAGGATATAATGGAGTAACTCCTTCATTTGACCATTGATTATTTCTTAATTCCTCATTCTCATTAGTAAATGATCTATATATAGTTACTGGAGTATAAGCTTTAAAACTTTGTCCTAATGCCGAATTTAGTCTTAGTGTGTTCTTATTATAATCAATATCAGCTATAACTCGTGTAATAGTAGTAGTTTCTCCTGAATCTTCATCAGTAAAAATTACTGCAATAAGATCTCCTCGTTTAACTTGATTATTTAGATCTTGTCCAAAAAATGAAGGTAAGGTTAATATTAATTCTATTCCACTAACATCTCTTATAAGTTTACTTTCTAAAACATGATTATAAATTAAATAACTAAAACGTAGTTTTGAAATACTGTCTTCTTGAGTAACACTACCTTTTTGATGCACTTTTAAAGTAATTCTCTTAGATAAATCATCATCTTGACGAACTCTTAAATCTACATTAAGTTGAGTTCTACCATCATCTTGAACCGTAGTTTCATTTGGAACTAATGTTACAGTCCAATCAACGTTTCCAACAGTAGCTATCCAAGGAGTCGACCTAATAATATTTTCAACTTTGTCATCCCTTATCTTTTTAGTAGAAATTACTCCATCAAGATCTAAATCTAAAAGAATATCTGGTGTTGCAGATAAAGACTTTGGAATAAAAAAGAATCTATCATCATCAAATCCAGTTAAATAATTGAATCCATTAGCTAATTGAGTAATAGCTTCCCAAACTTTTAATCCACTTAAATCTGCTAATTCTATAATGCCCCCTAAATAAGTATCATATTTCCATAAATGATTTTTAGCTCCTACTCTATTAATTGGATTTCTGTAATATCCACTAGAAACTCCATAAACAATTTCAAAACCGCCAAGAGTCATAAGTTCCAAATTTGACAGTTGATTAGATTCTCCATATACTGCTTCACTAATATAACCCAAAGTTGAAATTGGGTCAAGATAAGGATGTGTATATCCACCGTAACCTTGAGTTGGATAAAATGATTCATCATATCCAAATCTACGTAATCTAACATTGGTTAATTCTTCTGTTCTACTCATAGGTTCAACAGCATAAAATGAATTCTGAAAATCAAAACCTTCTGGGGTGCCACCGTCAGGTTTTTCAGAAGATTCAGTAATATGAAGCATTGGATACGGCATCAACCTACCACCATGTCCAGGTCCTGGAGGGTCAAAAGCATTATTCTCCAAAGAAGAAGATAGACCTGTCATACCATGATGTGCAACACCATAACAGTTTCCAATTGTTGGTCTTTCATCAAATTCAGACGAATTTAACACTTTATCTTTTTCATAATAGGTAATATAAAGCTTTTTATTTTCTGCATGGTTTGATAAGACATTTAAATCCATAATGACGTAATCTGGGTTTCCAGAACCATAATCACCAGACTTATCTAATAAATCAGTAATACTAGTTTGTATCTCATTTCCAACTAAACCTCCTAATATTACTCTTTGTAGGTAAGCTTTAGTCTGAAACTTGTTCTCATTTTCAGATTGATTAGGCACAACTTTATGCTTGTTTGGGAATGTATGAGAAGCAACAAATAAATTTGTTCCTTGACAAGTAACACCAGTAATCTGTTTTTGATAAGAATTTCCATCTTCTCTTGTATCAACAAAATCTGTTTCGTCCATACCTTCTATAGTATGTAAAACATTTGTATCTAAGTCTAAAATAAAACATTTTAATTTTAAATCATACCGATAAGTAACAGATGTACCACCAACATCATTGTGAGCAGACATCGTTTTAAATATCGTTTTAGTTAGTGATCCAGTATAGATATCTTTTACTTGGCCTTGAAAAAAGATCCCTCCTTTAGTTCCATAGTCTTTAATATAATGAACAGACCCAGTTTGACCAGATGAATATTTTAGCCAAGGAATTGGAGCATATTGCCAATTATAACTATCAGTTATCATACCTTCAAAATACCAAGAAAAAAAGCCAGGATCAAATCTATGCTCTGTATTATTTTCCCAAGGTAAATGTTCCCACCTTTCTGATTCTTTAAAATATTTTGTACTAGCTAATTTACAATTAAAAATTTCATGGTCTTCCCAAGACATATTTCCTTGAATTGCAGATGGAAAAGGGTGTTCTGGAGGAGGGGCTGGAAAATAACGCTGATCAACTTTAGTCATACTAATAAAAGTAGTATCTTCTTGAGTTGAGTCATTGGCAGCTAATGTATGCATTAACATAGCAGGTTGTTCATCATTAATATGATGATGGCTTTTTAGTATTAATCTTGGTCTACAAGAAAAACAGTAATATGCCCAACCAATTCCATCAGCATAATAACTATAAACCCAGCCCTTGGGGTTTACCCACCCGTTAATTTCGCCACCTACTACATAATCCTCTGGTCCAGGAATAAAACTAAAATTTCGATAAAAATTTCCGTAAACTAAAGAACCGGCATTAGCACTCCAAGAAGTTCCAGTAAAAGCATTAACTAATGCCCACTGATTGAATATTACTTCATTTGTCATATTAAAACCAAAACCCACAGTTTGAGTATAAGGAATGATTAAATTTTCAGTATAACCACATCTATAAGAATTACCTGACTGATAAATTGCAGGTCTAGTTCTGTCTCCTCCTGATTGATCAGGATTAGGTGTTGAGTGTTTCATTCGGCCATATCCTACATGTAAAGCTTTTTTAGGCCAAACATTATTCCATTCAGGATATTGCCCTCCTAAATCATGATTTGCTGAGTTATCATAATAATCATCTTCAGTTTGACGTCTTCCTTCAAGATAGGGCTCAACTATATGATACTCTCCTGAAAAAAGAGTTGGGAGTTTATTGGTAGAACTATTTGAAGTTGTTGCACTATCATATAAGTTTTCTATCCCATCATTATTAGCACGAAAGATAATAAAATCATTACTAGTGATGCAAGAATATCTTAATCTTCGAAATGTGGTTCCATCATCTTCAAACTCTCCTGCATCATGAATAAGTTCTTCTGTAGGCCAAGCCATCCCATAAATATACTTATCAGCTAAAGCATCTTCTTCATTGTACCAAAGTTTCTTTATATTATATACTACACTACCATAATCTGTAGCAGTGCTTTTTATATCCCCAATTAAATAATAGGTTTGAATTAATTCATTATATTCATATAAAAACTGACCAATTCCTAAATAAAGTCTTTCTCCATTAATACCTAAATCAGCTTTTCTTAAAGAATAAGTCTTTCCAATCGAATTTAAATTATTAGTTAATTTTGTAAAAGTTGGAGGTCTTCCTAAACTAGAGATAACGGGTTCCCCACTAGGATTCTCAGGACGTATTCCATTAATAATAAAGTCTCTTGGAATTTCTCCATTCCTCGGATCAGGATAATTTTTCTTAACAAGTTCTTCAACTAAGAAGTGTAAAGGAATATTTCTATACCATTGATATCCAGATTTAATATCTGAAGCACTTGTTTCAATCATTGGTTTAGTAAGATCTTCTAATTTCAAAGTAACACTATCATCTTCATTATGATCCGTTTTATCAATTAAAAATGTTCCCACATCAATAATTTGTGTGGAATTGTCAGATCTTAGAACTTCTACTTTAATTGAACATTTTCTACGCTTTAAAGAAGAATGTGTTTTATTCCAAGTTTTACTAAAATTAGCAGTAGCTCCCGATACCGTTTTTAGATCATTAGGAAATGGTTGATTCCAAAAATTATCTTCTTCAACATAGCCTGTATCACCTCTTAATAAAAGAGCCGACTCATTATCACCATAAATAGGTTCAGGTGGGTGCGTTGCACCATCCCAAGGTTGAGAAGGGATACTTTCATGTAAGTCTCTAGAAATAAAAGTCGTATCGGCTGGTGAAACATTTTCAATAATTGATATTCTAAGTGGGTCCCAAGTTAAACTTTCAGTGGCTATTGATGAATCAAAAACATTAATACTAATATAATCAAAAAGAACTTCTTGAGTTTGAACAAGCTCATCAACATAAATCTTTAAATCAGTCCCACCAACTTCCATTGTAATAACTTCAGTTGGTTCAACAATATCTCCTGAAAGAGTATAGCCTTGATAGTTTACTTCAGTAGTATAGGCATTATCAAAAATAAAACATTGTAAAGAATCAATTGAGGCTGTAATGTCTTCTGTAGTATAAGCTGTATCAGATACATTAATCTCAAGAGTTTGAGGTATTAACTCAATTGATATATCTTCAGATGTATAACCTTGTGAAAATACATTAGGCATTAGATTGTACCTCTAACTTCAACATTTGAATTTTCTGCACTTTCAACATTAGTTATAGTAACATTCCCATCTTCAGTTTTTGAATAAAGAGTTCCCATAAGAAGAGCTGTAATAGCAGCACCAGCAGCAAATGCATACTCATTTCCTGAACCTGTTTCAGTTACCTCAATTGTGCAATTATCAATGATAACGTCTTGATTAGTATCAGTCCAATAAATTCCATTTGCCCAATTGGCTCCTCCTCCTTTATTTCTTACTGCAAATTGACTGTTAAAGATAGTTCCTATTGTAGTACCTGATAAAAATACTCCTTCAATATCCCCATCTTCATCTGCAGTTAAATAATTACCACCATAAGCTTGAACTAAACAATTTTGAATTACAAAATTAGCTTCATTGATATAAAACCCAATTCCAGTATCAACAGCAGTTACAGCATGACCTGCGGGTTGAACTTTAATCAATAGATCTTCCATTCTAATCCAATTACTTCCTGGGCTATCCAACCAAATTCCGTAAGTGGTTACTCCTAAAACAAATGATGGTTCTACTTTCAATGTAAAATTCTTAAATAAAACATCTTTTGAAGTTGCAGAAAGTTTTATTCCATAAGGTGTTCCAGCTGGTGGATCTATTTCTATAATACATCTTAATTTGTCAATTCCAATAATATTAACAGATTCCGCCATTGTTATTTGAGTCGTATATGTACCAGGATATAATAAAATAGTTCCTTGGTCACTACCAACATCTGCATAAGCATCGGCAATATTATCAAAATATGGACTTACATTGTCAGAATATTCTGGGGAAACATATACAACTTTACTTGCAAATCTTAGCATTGAATTTGCTAATGAAGTATCTAATTTCTCTATTGGAATTGAAGCATCCACAAGTTTATCTGCCGTAACATTTTGATCTGCAATCTTTGCAGCTGTTACTCCAGCATCTTCAAGTTCTTCAGTCCCAACTGCTCCTGCATATATCTTAGATTGAATTACTGAATCGGTAGCTAATTCTGTTTGACCAACTGCATCAGTCTTTATATGATTTGAATCAACTGAAGCATCAGCAAGTTCAACCTCAGTTATTGCTCCTGTTCCAACTTTAATGGTAGTTACTGCCCTATCAGCGATTTTTGCAGCTGTTACTGCATCAGTTGCTAATTGATTAGTATCGATTCCCCCATCTATAACATATAAATCACCATTTGTTGTAGAGATTGTAATGCCATCAAATTTTGGACCCCACCCACTGTTGTCTTCCATTATAGTATTAAATATACTTGTTCCAAGTTTAGATTTTAATACAGACTCACTAGCAAGACCTGTTCCATCTACTGCCCCCGCTGCAATTTTTGCAGCTGTTACTGCATTGTTTACTATTTTATCGGTGGTTACTGCATCATTTATAATTTTATCAGTAGTTACTGCATCATCAGCTAAATAATAATCAGTAATTGATGTTTGTCCGATTATTGCTTGAACCGTTCCTCCTGGTCCTGCAATAAATAACGGATTTAAATCATTTTGAACATTTCCATCGTATTTAATTGTATATTCCCCATCAATACAATCACTAAAAACTCTAGAACCATTATCATTACCGCTTCCAATAATAGTACCTGGATAAACTGAATAAGGAGCAAAATCCTGTGTAGCTGTTACAGTAATAGAATCTAAAATTGGTGTATTATCATTACCTTGAAATATAATTATTGTCTTTCCCATAACTTAACTCCTTAACTTAACTGTATTAGTTTTTACGTATAATTGACCTTTTAGATTTTCTATTGCTTTAGAAATATTTCCCACATCTAATAATAAATTCTTTCCTTTAGTTTCAAAATAATCGGATAAATCAACCATTTCGGGCTTTCTTGGTAATGGATATCCATATTTCCAATAAGCTTCAATTGTAGTATCACTTAAAAACCATTGATTAGCATATAGAGTCATATAACTTATTTCTCCTTTATATCTATAGCCTATTATAAAACTTAAATCATTACTAATATCGGGTATAGCATTATGTACTTCATCATATAAAGTAACTCCATTTATTATAACAGCTAAACGAGATTCTCCAGCAACAACAGTTAAATGATATTTTTTACCCCAAACTAAAGGCATAACTGATGTCCCATAAACTATTCTATCAATAATGTTTTCTGTAGGAAGTGTACTAATATAAACTCTAATACCAAAATTAGTAGGATTTTCTAAATCAGAATGAATACCCGCATAAAACTTTACTGAACCAGATTTGTGAGCACTTATTATTGTTCCATCTTGATATGATTGTAATTCTTCAGGAGTAAACCAACAACTAAAAACAGTATTTTTCCAATTTAAATCTGAAACAGAAATAGAAATATCCCCAGAAAGATCACCTATATAAGATTTATTCGTTTCTAAAAATTCTAATCCATCATCAGTTTCTCTTGCAGTATAAATATGAAGATCTGCTCTTTTCGGGCCATCATCTATCACTGATTGAGCAGAGATTTTTACTAAATCCCAAATGAAACTTGGTTTGGCAATAGTTACCCCATCCCAAGTCCCACCATCATCTTCAATTAAAAACTTCAATCGAACTGCATTGATAGTATTTCCTACTCCTTCAAATAGCTCACCAGACATACTATCATGTGTTAAACGATCTCTACGTGGATCATACTGTAATGCACCTTCAATAATTCCTTTAAACTGTGACATACTTACAATTGACATTATTCCTCCGTAAACTCTACTGTGAAACTTCTTAAATTTAAATCCCAATTATCCTTAACATAATCTTTAACTTTTAATGTTCCAGTTAATGTGAGAGGAAGGTCATTAATATAGGGATGTAAATTTAATAAAAAGCCTTTTTCTTGCCATTCAACAATTAATTCGAACTGATCCCAAAATGTCTGAGAAACATAATTTAATTTAAAACTTACTACATATCTTTCTTTTTTACCATATAAAGATGTTGTTCCTGTTCTAGCAACTTTTACTATTTTTAATGAGTCATGTTCAGGCCAAACTTGATATCTACCAAAATCTAAACAACCATCAATATGAGCATAATTTATACCACCAGCATGTTCAACAAATACATCATCAATATACATAATCAAAGACCCCTTATATGGAGAAGGTATACCATCATTTTGAAACCAAAAGTCTATAGAAGGAGGAGAGTTTTTACTTAACCCAGAATCTAAAAGCTCTACTTTTGAAAATGTTTGCCAAGTATTCGGAGTTGTACTCGGAATAGCATTAGCTACAATACTTTCCCATTGACCACCATAATTTCTATTATCATTATTAGCTTTTAATATTAAATAAATATTGTAAGTATCTTTTAGACTTTGAGAAGTAAAAGAAGTATCCCAATAAATTCTACCACCGATTCTATAATATTGATACGGTATGACTAAAGAACGTTCTCTTATATCTTCTGTACCAGATCTTATTAAATTTTGTCGGAAGAAAGTTCCTGAAGGAGTAGCATCGTTCATACCAATAGCAATTCTTTGTGCATATTGTTTTCTCCAACCTCCTTTGTGATAATCTCCATATAAAAATGTATGAGTTCCTCCAGATGTTCCAGGAGTTATTGCAATTTTTGCATATTGTTTTCCTCCCTCAGTCTCAACAGGAACTATTATATATTCTAATGTATCACCATATACTTCATCAATATCAAGTAGAAAACTGTAATCTTGTATTTCATCACCTAATCCATACCACAATAATGGACGTCCACCATTATTAAGATAAGTATATTCCCCTTGCCCTGGGGGAAGAACCTCCCCTGAAATAGCAGTATGCCACCATCTACGAGCAATTGCTCCACGTTGAATTCCTTGCGTTTGAAAATATGCTTTTGATAAAAGACTATTTTGAGGTATTTCCCAACCTCCCGCAATACCTGTACCATAGAATGAAACTCTATCCCCCACTTCGTACGCAAATTCATTATTTTTGTTTAAAAGATATATTTTAGTTGGGTCTCCAGCTCCA